CTGGCCGCTGGCAAACCCAGTGCAGGGCCTTTCTACCTAGTATGGACAGACCCTCAGGTTGGAAATATCAGCCCAGAGCAATGGCCGTTTCAAGTGGCCAGCATTAAGAGCATGACTTCGGTTGCCGAGCGTTTCCCCGCTCTGTTACCAGACCCTGTGCTCAAGACTGATGACCCGGTCAATAAAGGGTTCGCGCTATTTCAGAAAAACTGTTTGGCTTGTCATCGATTGAACGGGGCGGGCGATGCGCAGTTTGGGCCGGATCTAAACATTCCCTACAACCCGACCGAATATTTGGGAATGGATTTACTCAAGCTCTACATTCGAAACCCTCAGGATTTGCGTCAGTGGCCTCAGGCGAAGATGCCCGCGTTTTCGGAAGCGGTATTGCCGGATGCTGACCTGCAGATGCTGATAGCGTATTTGCACCATATGGCTGGACGCAAGATAAAGCCTTGATCCTATTCAACGATGGCACGACAGCACGAGCTGAAATACGTTTTGATAACGGTAGTGCGCATCAGGCAGAGTAGATGCCACCCTTCACACCTTGCGTATACCAAACTGCGCGGCCTTGACCGTTGAGTCCTGCGGCACGCCTGCAGCCAGGTACAGGCCCATGCGTGAGGTGATCACGGTTTCGCTCATGTCAATCGTGCCGCGCTGTGTTTCCAACGCCCCGGAAAAGCTGGCCGGCATGGTGAACGGCTCTTGGTACTTGTCCATTGACCGATAGTAGAACGTGGACGACGCGCCGTTGACCGTCTTGGTGATGGTCAACTCAGCCTCCCAGGCCAGGATGCCGCGCGACGACCCCATGATTTCCGCCGCCGACACCATTTCGATAACGTCGCCGGCCGCCAGGTTGGTCTGTACCACGTTGGCCGTGGGTTGCATGTAGATATAGCCGCCCGCCGTCGCCATGTTGCCACGCAGCTCGATGCACTGCGCCTCACCATAGGCGGCGGGTTCCTTGTACCACCGCGTCGTGATCCCGGTCAGGCCAGACCCGACGGCTTTGTAGCCGTCCGCCAGCACTGACCCGGCCACAGCGTTCACGCCCGCCGGTAGCGCGCCTCCAGTGCCCGCCAGCAGCGGGTTGGCATTGAGACAACCGAACGGGCGGATGGCCGAGTAAACGTCGCCAGCGTCCATGGGCAGCGGAATGCCGGGAAATTCGAAGTTGGCGGTGATGATCGGCACCACCCGCGAACTGATGAACTCGGCACCCAGGAGATTCGGGTGCAGGCCTTCCACTGTCATGGCTTCGGTGAAGCCGTCCCAAATATTCACGACCGGTACGAACTGGCTGACATAGCTCAGCACCCAGTCTTTGTAAGCGATCGCATCGGCCAGCGCCTGCCCGGTCAGCGCCCTGTTACCGAAGCGCGGCGTGCCGGTGCCGACGATCAGGTACTTGCCGGGCGTGTTCATGAACGCGGTGACGATCTTCATCACGTTGGCTTTCGTGTCGGCCAGGCTCATACCTGCCGTGGTGCTGTCGTTGGTGCGCGACAGCAGCAGCCAAAGGTCGGCAGTGGACGACGCAATGCAGGCCGGCAGCCTGGCCAGAAACTGCCCGGTGTGGTCGCCGAGCTTGCCTTGGTTGTCTACGTAGCTCGGGAACAGGCCGGTACGCGCCGCGATCCAGGCCGCATAGCCATAAGCCTCGGTACCGAACGCTGTCGCGGCGATGGTATGGCAGTTGCCCGAGAAGCTGTCGCCGAGCAGGCCCAGGCCGCGCCGGACCGGTTGGCGGCGCGGTACCGGATTGACCAGAAGACTCATCGAGTCACCTCGAAGACAGCGCCACCATTTGGTGTAATGCGCGTCGAAGAATTGCCGAGCTGCAGCAGATAGCCGCCATCTTTTGTGAAGGTATCGGTCACAACCCAGCTACCGCCGGCCTGCTTTCCGACGGTCACGCTGCCGCCGTTCGCCTTGACGATAAGCATCGTCTGGCCCATGTATTTCTGAATCAGCTGGGTATTTGCCATTTTATTGTTCCGTTACTCGGAGGTAATCAGGGGCTTTGGGAGCGCATCAACAAAGCGGTTACACGCTAGGCCGGCTATTCGGGCTGAGTCAGCGTATTTAGCGAGCTCTCCCGCTCGCGCGTCAGACCTGCTGAGCAGCTCGGAGAGCACCATGGCGGCGCGGCTGGCTGCCTTGCCTCGCTCGGCAGCGCCGGTATTGCCGGGGGCGCAACTGGTGGTGGCTGCCAGCTTTCCGGCTTCGACACGCAGCCGGTCGCCAGCAGCGTCAGCGACAGCAGCATCAGTAAGCGCAGCGGTCTGTTCTTGTCTTGCATCGTTTGCCACCTGGTTGGCCGCTTTCTGGCGGCGTTGCTCTTCGGTTCGATATTCGGTGGTAGTGGTGGCCACCGTTTCGGTTTGAATGCTGACTTCCTCGGCCCACTTCGCCTTCCAGGCCAGATCAGTGACGGTCACGCCGTGCCGGTATGCCCCGTACAACGCACCGGCCAGCGCCAGCAGGACCAGCAGCAGGCCGACTGCCTTCCACGGCAGGGCCTTCACGCCAGCACCTCAAGCGCCCGCGCATAAAGCGCCTGCCGATCAGCCAGGCCGTTCGTACCGCCGTTGATGCGCTTGGTGATGGTCAAAAAGTCGCCTTTGTCTGCCAGCGCATTGAGGTTGGCCCGGTCCCAGAACCACGCCGCCGACATCGCGGCGTGCTGCGCCAGCTTGAGAAATTCGGGATGGTTGATCAGATCCAGGCCCAGCGCTTCGGCGCACTCGGCATAGTTTGCCCGCCCGGTGATCTGGATCAGGCCGCGCCCACGGTATTTGGAGCCATCGCCCGGCACGGTATTGCCCAGGTCTTTGCGCCCCTCGTACCCCAGCTGCTGCGTAGTCGGCCCCCATATCTCGCGGACGTAACGCAGCTGACCGGACTCATGGCCGACCTGGGCGATGAATGCCGCGATGCGCAGCGGGGTCACGATCTGATACTTGCTCATCGCTGTGTTGAGGACGGGTGCAAAAACGCCGGCTCTCTGGCCGGCGTTCGGGAGGATCTGCAGCAGCTGCTGCGCTGTGATGGGCATTCGGTTTCTCCAGGCAAAAAAATACCCGCTCGATGGCGGGTTCGGTGACAGATGTACTTCAGGCCAGTGGCTACTCCACCAGCATCGGGGCGGCGGCGATCTCTGGAATTGCAGGCGCGACCGGCCAGACCGGGGCCTGATGCCAAGTAGGCTGTGCGGTTACCTTGCCCAGCGCGAACTTGTAGGACTTCCACGCCTTGAGGACGGGCGCGAGTGCTGCTGCTTCCTCTTCTTCCTCCTCGGTTGCATCGCCTGCCTCGATGCCATAGCCCAGGGTTTCAATACGATCCTGAATGCGAGCGATCTGAAAAGCCGCGGCGCTGTTTCTCGCCGCAAGGTCTGCCTTCGCAAGGGCAAGCTCGCGCGCCGCCTGCTCGGCATCTTTCATTTTTTTCGTAATGAGCTGAGACCAATCGATCACGCCGACCTTAGATACCGGTTCAGGTGCGGGTAACGCTGGCTCAACTGGGTCATCGGTTGGCAATGGATCAGGCAATGCAATGAAGCCGTCCGGGACGTCAGTAAGCGGCACTGGAAATGCTTGTTCCTGGCTGTAGTTCGCAGGATTTGGCAATATCAGTGTCAAGCTGAGCACCCCACCCTGCTTATCAACCTCACCGTCAAACCATCGAGACTTGACAGATCCGCGCGGCAGGGTGTCGCCGTCAACCATTCTGGAAAAGTCGAATGTCTCACCGTTGAGCGTCAACTGATCGCCCAGCTTGAAAACCTGCAGAGTTTCTTCCATTCTAACTGCCGAGAACTTGATATTCATAATTAACCCCACCTTCCAATAGCTGTGTAGCAAACATAACCAGAGGTGCCGCTGACTGGAGAAACAACCCTTGCAGTTATTGAGTTAACAGTTGTTTGCCCCTCGGTGGCCGCCCAGCAGTAATAAGATCCAGCAGTAACCACACCTACTTCTACGCTAGGGAAGTCTCCTACAAAGGAAAACGGAAAAGTGAAAGTCACGTTATTGCTCGAGTGAAACAGCGCGCCACCCGGCGTATTCACAGCAAGAGCGGTGGCGCTAACCCCCCGGCAAATCATCATCCCACTGGCAAGCTTAACGTAGCTACCATTATTGTTAGTTCCCTCTTCTAAAATAGCCCCCGTGGGAATCCCACCAAGCAGAGAGACCTTTCCGACTATATTGCCTTCGTGATATAGAGTTCGGGCAACGTTGCCCATTGAAAAACCGCCGAGCTTAAACTTATTGTCGGTATCCAGCCCCAAGTGAACACCAAAAGCAGTATCTCGGATAAAAGTCATTACCGCTGACGCGTTGTTGTTAGCGTCATTGGATATCCGCAACGCAGTTTTGCCTTCATTGTTGGTTTGGTTGATCGAAGCTATACCGGGCGGCGCACCAGAAATAAGGCTTGTGCCAATGGATGAGTTGCCCACCCCCAAGCGCACGCCACCCAATGCCTGGATGGCCTCGCTTGCAGTCTTCTTGCCGGTACCGCCCTGTTCAATCGTCAGCGCCTTGGTCAGGCCCGACAGGGAAAGTATATCGCTGTTGTTCCCACTGGCCGCTGCCGCAAGCGCTGCACGCACGCCTGCCTGGGTGCCGGAGTTACCCAGCAAGGCAAGCGTATTGCCAAACTGATTCACGAACGCCCGAAGTGCGTCTGCAGAATCCTTGACGTAGCCCTGCATCGGAGCCAGCGCGTACCCGCCCGCGCTGTTGGTGGTGCCCTGATAGTTCGGCGCAATCGACATCGCGGTATTACTGGCGATGTTGGTCACCTCATACCAGCCACCATCAGGGCCACGAAAGCCATCACCTACCCGGCTGTTTGCAATGAATGCGGTATTGCTGCCAATGACCGCATTCGAATTTTGGGTGACGGAAACCGTACCCGACTTATACCAGGGCATAATCGTTTCCTTGAGATTTAGTTATATGGGAAAGGCAAGTTCGCCGTAGGGACGACAAGGGCCTGCGGATAGCGGTCGAGCGGCAGATTGGCAAGTGAACCGGGTATGGTGTACTGGTTACTGGAAAGGTCGATGCTGGAGGTAGCGCCTGCCGGTGCGAAGATGAAGCTGATGCCGTCGGTGCGGCCATAAGCGCCTTCCGAGAAGCCTATGACTTTGGCGTTCACGCCTGTAAGTGATCCATCGATAAAGCCAGAAGCGCCACGAGACCAAGGCAAGCAGGCGGCATATTCGATCCCCTGACCAAGCGGTAGATCAACGACGAAGTGGCTCTGGAAATCGACGGAGGCTGTCTGGGTCCGAATCGCCTGCCAGCGTCCTCCGGCATAGGGCTGAGCGCGCCGGCCCCATGCATCCGCCGCGCCTGGCGCTGGAGCCTGAACAGCCGCAACCACGTTTAACGGTGGCTGCAGCGAATTGAAGGTGCAGACGGCCTGGTCAGTGAAGGTCTTCAAGTATGGCGATCCGGCGATGTTGTCTGCCATCAGGTCGAACACGTAGGCTTTGGTCGCTACACTTGCCGCGCTGAAGTGGAACGTCATAGCCGCACCACTGATCGAGGTTCCCTGCAGGCAGCCTTTTCCGACCAAAAAGACGATGGGTGATCGAGGATTATTCACAGTGATAGTGAACATTTGATCGCCCGCACGCGTACTGTCGATGTAGCTGCCGCCCTGATCAGGATCGTTTGTAACTGATCGCAGAACACGCCGCTGCCATACTTCGCCCGCTGCCAAGTAAGCACTTTTGACAAGTCCATAACAGATGCGGGAAGTATCAAAAAGCAGCTCACCAGTATCTTTATTCACAACCAATGACGGCATCAGTAATACCCATAGTAGATGCGACAATCTGCCGAGAAGTATCCCCAGCCGTTTGTGTTGTATGAGTAAGCCCAGGACAGTGAAGTACCTGATAGCGTGACGCCCGGCTTCTTGCCTTTTTCCCGCTGTAGGTCAACTAGCGGAACGACAATAAAATAGGCGCTCTTGCCGGCTGGGGGCGCTGGAATGGTCACCGTCCCATTAACGCTGTTTGTATCCACACTACCCATTGTTTGGCTGAGCTTCATGGTCATGTCGACCAGCACTCGCCCATCAGGTGTCTTGATTGTTATTCCGGTCATGTCAAAGACTCAAATCGATGCCAATAACACCGTTGGCGTGATACATCTTGATGGATGAATTGCCGATGGTGGATCTGCGTCCATCCTCCATACTGCCGTTGAGTTGCCACGGTCCGCTCTTTGGAAAAGCCCAGCCGCTAGTGTTTGCCACGTAGTCAGAAGACTGAAGGTTTCCAACTTTCAGCCAGCTGATAGAGCCGTCTTCAATGAACGCCGAGCGGATGAAAGTTTGCCCGCCGGTGATGCCAAAAAACGACTGCGGCGATTGCGAGCTGGTATTCATCACTAAGAACGTGTCGGCCCTCACCACGAACTGCGAGGTGGTGCCAGCCGCCCCGCTCTCCAGACCAAGCCCAAACCCGGCCGCGTACGGGATGTTGTTCTGTGTGAGCTCCATCCTCACCGACCAGATCCCGGCCAGCTTATTGTTGGTGGTGGCCAGCGCGCTGGTTGTTTGCTGAACCGCAACGGTGGCTTCGTTTGCTCTGGCCTGCGCCGTATCAATACGAGTGGATAGCGCACCATCAGCATCTGACCGAACCTTCGCCTCTGATTGAGTCGCAGCTTGGTTTGCGTCAACAGCGGCGATCAGTGTCGCTACTTGTCGAGCATTGGCCTCGCGGTCCGTCGCAATCGTCGTCTCCACGATGCTGATCTTCGATTCGTTACCACCGACCCGAGTATCCAGCAGTGTGGTGCGCTGTGCTTGAGCGAAGTCTTGTTCGGTCCTGACTTTGACTTCCTGTACGTAGCTCGCCGTGCTGTCCCATCCCTTCAGCGCGTCCAATAGATCCCCCTCTCCGCTGTCGGCCCGGTACTGAGCTTGAACAGCCTCGATTTGACTGGCGGTCGCGCTGGTCTTGCCATCGACCGTCGAGATATCGGCGGTATTCTTGCTGACCTGTGCCGCTTGAGCGTTGGCCGACCGGATAGACTGGCCGGTGTTCACCCAGTAAGCTGGATTCGGCGGGGCGTTGGCCCCATTGGGAGCTGCAGGCACCGCCGCAATGGCCGTCCATAGGTTGTCACCCACGCGCACGGTGTTGTCCCGCACATAGGCATCAGTGGGCACGTAGACCAGCGCGTCGGTGATTTCCCCGATATTGGCTTTGAGCTCTTCCAGTCGCTCGTTCACCGAGCCAGGTCCGTCGCCGTCGATGAGGTCGAGCCTGCCAAGCAGATGTTCACCGAACTGGCTTTCGGTCAGCTGCTTGTCCAGCAGATCCAGAACAGGGCCTGCATCGCTGCTGGTCTGCCCCATGACGCCGATACCGGCCGGATACCACGGCCCGATATTCCCTGTCCGGTCCACCAGTCGCGCCCAGAAGAAGAACGTCACACCTGCTTTCAAGTGCTGCATGACGTGTTCCGACTGCGGATAGGCCAGGTCGCTAAGCTTTGTGGCCTTGACCAGGTCGGTCGTCGGCCCGTACCAGATTTCAGTTCGCTGTGTGTCCTCCGCGCCTGGCGGGAAGGTCCACTTGAGCGCGATCCCGAACAGCAGGGATGTTGCGGTCAGCGAGGTGACGGCAGGCGGCAGGCCCTCCTTACCCTTGAGCTGGGTCAGCATCGAATCCCGCCAGCTCGACGAGATGTCATAGGCGCTAACGGCACGTACGCGGGCGAGATAGGCACCGGCATAGATACCAGTGATGTCCACGCTGGTGGAGCCGGTACGCTGCACCTTGATCCAGTTGCCGCTGTCCTTGCGCCACTCGACGTCATAGGCAACCGCGCCGGTCACGGCGGGCCAGCTGATCGTCATCGTGGTGACAGCCAGGCCTTGCGCAATCGCCGTCGTTGACGTCAGCGACACACTGACAGGCGATGGAACAACGGTGATCGGAATGACGCTGATCGGACGCTCTTCCAGCCGGGCGCCGGTGTCGATGTAGGCAAACTTGCTCGGTTCGTACTGAAGAGCGGTAATTGCGTACTCGCCCTCCGCACTGCGCTTCACGCTCAGCACCCGGTACAGAGGGATAGCCAAGTCATCGGCATCCAGTGCCCACTGCAGCTGGGTGGTCGGCGTCTCGCTGTAAGCGACGGTGACGGTAATCGCTCTCCCTTTGACGGACTGCACGGTCCGACCTTCGGCCTGGCCGCTCGGCAGGTTGACGATCAGACGGTCGCCCGGCTTTGCGAGCGTATCCCGATCAAGGGTTACTACCTTTCCAGCAGCCCCCGCAATACGTCCGCCGATCTCGCGGCCGGCCAGCAGCGAATCAGCGACTGGGATGATGTAGCCAGGAAGCGGAATAGCCCCTTCCATACCGGTGCTGAAGCTCACAGTACGGTCTTGATTGTTGCTCATCACGACCCACTTGCCGCGACGCTGCCCCTCGGAAGCGCGCGTGCAGCCGATCGCTGTCAGCTCGGTCGGCTTGTCGCCGAAACGGCGCTGCAGCACAGGGTCGGCGAACGGGATGACGTCGGTGTCGTAGTTGTTGTCCGGGTTGTCGTAACCAACGATTGCCCGGGTGTAGCGTGTCTTCGCCGAAGCGCTGCCGTAGGTGAATTTGCCGTCGATGACGTTGGCGCGAGTGAAGACGTAATCGAAGTCCTGGCTGCGCGGCATATCGGCTTGCGCAACGAGCTGGCTCTGGGCCCAGTAGGTCATGCCCCGGTAAATGCCCGAGATATCGCGCAGCAGCGACCAGGCATTGGCCTTGCCCTGCAGGTTCATATCGCACAGGAAGCGAGGCTCTACGCCGCCGACTCCATTCGGGACATCCTGATCGCAGTACTGCGCAATGCGATACAGCTCCCACTTGTCGACCATCCACGGCTTGATGCGTTTACCGAGGCCAAACCGGTCTTGAGTGCATACGCCATATGTCACCCAGGCAGGATTATTGGTCCACGCCTCTTTCATGGAACCGTCCCACACGCCCGAATAGGTACGATTGAACGGATCGTAATTGCTCGGCACCTGCCATTTCCGCGCTTTGCACTTGACCGTCACTGCGGGAATGTTGGTGAACTGCTCGGCATCAAATTCGATGTAGAGCAGCGCCGTGTTCGGGTAGCGCAGCTTTGCGTCGATGACCTCTGTGAGCCCGGCCACCAGCATGGTGTCGGCGATCTTGTTGGTGTTCTGGTTGGCGGTCAGGCGGCGGACGCGGATCTGCCAGCCTGATGTCGCGGCGGGCAAATCAATACGGCGCGAGCGCTCGTAGCGGGTGGTGGTCTTGCCGTCCACGGCCTCCAGCAGTGCCTCTTTGTAGCTGCCGCCATCAGTGGCCACGTCGATGGCGTATTCAATGCGGTACCCGCCGACATTCCCCTCGTCGTCCTGCTGCTGGAGCGCGGGCCATGCAAGGCGCACGCGCACGGCTGACAACTGAGTATTGGTGATCGAGCGAACCCAGGGCGAGTCATTGCGCAGCTCGACGTTGACGGTCGTCTCGTTGTCGATGGACGGAATGCCGGGAATATATGACTGATCAACCGAGCCGGTGCGCCATTCCCATTTCACGTTTTGGAAATTGACGTTGCCGCTTGCATCGTTGATCGGCGTGTTGTCGAGGTAGATGTCGGCAGCCGTCGGAGTGCCTTCAAACTCGCCCTCGCCTACGGCGATGAGCAGCTTGGCCAGGTTGGTGGAGCGCAGGCTATCGGAGGCCTCGGTCGGCGACTTCGGACTGCTGCTGCCGCCTTTTTCACCGTGGATATCGATCTTCAGTGCTGCGCCCATGCTTTTCTCCAGTCATAAAAAAACCGCCTCGTGGGCGGCTTGAAAGTGTTTATTTTTATAGCGCGAGAGGCTCGGCGTAACTGACGTCCATCAAAATATCGCTTCCCTTTTCAAATAGCGCCTTTACAACCGACTTCTGATCCTCGTCTGCCGTCATATTGAAGGTAAGCTGTTTGCCCCCTGGGGCTCTCATGGGAACTCCAAGGAGATTTCCGCTGCAGGAATATTCCAGCAGCGTGAAGCCTTCCCATAACATTCTCTCAAGATCGTCCCATTGATGAAGCTCACGAAGATCATCAGACTTTGGAGCGTGCAGGTAATTACCTAGCCTTTCACCAATCGCACTCAGGCCCGGTGTCACCGGTGTGTACTTGCACAGAAGCAAAGGGAATCCGTCAGAGAATATCTTAATGTTAACCTCCTGCACGCATCCGGCAAATGCCCGCTCCACCTCTCTACCAAGCGCAGCAATCTGCCATCCTTGTTTTTTTTTGGCCGTGACATCTTTTTGATGCTCAAGATACTCTCGATATCTTGACTCGATCCCGAACCTTAGTTCCAATGCACTGTAGAAATAGTACTCTGGCTTTTGTGCCCCTCTAGCGAAAAGCTTTTTACCTCTCACCAAATGATTCTTCGCGCCCCTAAAATAACTGTTCGCTTCCATGTTTTTCTCGAAAAGTCAAAGCTGTATCATACCTTGTCTTCTGCGTAGATCGATGCAGAGATGATCGCCCCGCCCCAGCGCCGCTCACCGATACAGATTGGGACAGGGTTACCGCTCGCCGTGGTGTTCTTGGCACTGCCGAATGCGTAGGAAGGGGAGTTTTCCGGTGATGCGCTCTGTTTCAGTCCGGAGGCCTGAGGGCTGAGCATCTGGATTACGCCACCAGTCACCAGAGAAATGCCGATTGGCATCAGTACCTGGAACCCCGGTATGAAAGATGCGGCAATCAGTACAGCGCCAATTACGGTCTGGAAAAGCCCTGCCCTCTTGCTGCCGCCAATCACCGGAACGATCCTCACTTCCCGTGAGCCTCCGAGAGAGAGAGCATCTTGGCCGACGTTTCGCCCGTTACGAAAAATCGCGAATCGCATGCCAAGTTTGTCTAGGCGTTTGATCTCGTCTTCAAACCCTATCACCGTGGCATTCATCGCCTTGAACACCCTCCTGAGTTTGTCCGGTGTCAATCAATCGCCGATGTCTTCGACCAAACTTTCTGGCAAGCGAGCCGGAAAGCAGAATGGTGGTCATAGGCGTGTAATTCAGGGCAGCGGTCATGTTTTCTCCGGGCATTAAAAAACCGCCCGAAGGCGGTTTAATGTGTATCTCTGGTCAGAGGCAGCGGTTCAGCGAGTCTCTAAGCACACCGCGCCCTATCTGGGACCAGGCTACACGCTGGTACAATTTCACGATGCTGCCGCTGCCTGCCTTCTCGATATTCAGCACATCGTCCGTCTGTCGATTCATTTCGCTCCCAGCGACGATGCGGTATCCCGAAACGGTCTCACTCATCACAGAGCTTGACCGGTAATCCTGCCATGCGGGGTACACGCAAAGCGCTATGGCTTTCGGGGCCTTCGTCGAGGTTGCTGTAAGTTGCGGTTTTTCTGCCATCAGATCCGACGGCGTCGAGCACCCCGCTAGCAGCACCAAAGCCACACCCCCAATCAGAACTTTCATGATTTCTCCTTAATTGACCATATCCAGGATTCTCCGCTCCAGAGTGCCTTTCGCGTAACAGGTCAACTCAGGGGCTGAATAACCCTGCTTTGTCGAGAAATCGAAGCTATTTGCCCCTGACCCACCAGGGGCTCCATCAAACCCTACCGCGGACCAATTAATCTGGAGCGCATATTTAGAATTCACTGCTATTGAGGTCCCTGATCCCGCTGGAGCAAGATAGATATTTACCCTTCCCTCAAGCTTGGTCCTGCGGGACATATTGAATGCTATCGATTTATCGTTGGTCACGCTGAACTCGGAAGAATCAGCTGCTGCATAGCTATAGTTCCGTTTACCCCTGCCGTTTTCAAATACGCGGTTCGTAACGCCGCAGTCGACAAACTCCGAGGGCTTTTGCGTAGAGAAAGAGAGGTTAATCAGCCTTGAATTCTTGTCAATATTGTTGATCACGAAGAAATCACTGCTGAGCTGGCGTACTAGAGAATCCCACGCTTTATCGAATGGGATATCTATTTCTTTAGTGTTCGAGACTCCCTGCGAGCTAGGTGCACGGTAGTCGACGGAAGATGTGGCACAACCCGAAAGCAGTGCTCCGAAGACCATTAGAGTAATTAACTTGCGCATCTATCGTTTCCTTTTGATTGATGCGCGCGACTGTATCACAGCCTGTCCACCCATCCAGCGTGGCTGAATACCCAGTAACAGAATCTTGGGCGACGTAGTAGCGTATCGCGAATTCAACCAAAAGGAATTTGGAAATGGCAAAGCAACCACCTAAAAGTGGCTCCGCATGGACAGCCGCAGAGATGTCGCAGTTGCGCACGCTCGCTGCTGGGAACACTCCGACGCGCATAATCGGATTGAAGCTAGGCCGATCGGAGCAGGCCATTTACAGCAAGGCGGCAGAGCTGGGGATCAGCCTAAAGCCGACGAATCAGTCTCCTTACAATCGGAAGTGAGCCGGGTAACGCAGCGCTCATACGCTTCGCGCGGACCAGGAGTCCACTGGTGGTAGTACCCAGCGAGGGCGACTGCCAGCTCATCGAGATGCACAAGTAACTCAGCCCTAAATTCGCTCATCACTTCTTCTGCGGCCCTGCCGCATCATGCGAGTTGTTGTGCATCCATGTGCCTGAGTATAAAGCGTGTCCTGTCCAACCACGGACCACCGAAAACGATGATCTCCGACGGCCTGCCGTACAGGTGATGCAACAGGAAAGGGCCGGCGCCGAATACCCCGCCTTCCTCACCGGTCAGCGAAGCGTCCGCGCCGAGATAGATGCCAGCGTGGTTCGGGTGCTTGGTCCGCCCTACCGCCATCACGATCATGTCGCCGCGTTGCGGCTGATCGACCCGGACGAAACCGGCGGCCTCGTAATTGGATTCGTAGAGGCTTTCGGCGTCGCCGCTCTCCCACCAGCCATCCGTGCGCTTGAATGCTTCGAACTCCAGGCCGAACTCGCGCTTGTACCAGTCAGCGCAGACCTGCCAGCAGTCCCAGGCGCCATGCACGAAGGGTCGCTTCAACAGCGGCGTATTGCCGGTGGGCACGATGGTGCGCAGATCGCTCTCAGGCCAGCTCAGGATATGCCAAGGCATTTCCGTCGCTTCGCACATCGCCAGGTCGCGAGGTGACGGCCTGCTGGTCGCGTCGGGGTGAGAGTGGACAACTCCGATGATGGCGCCCAGGTCTTCCGCAGCAGCGTAATCGTCGGGGCTGATGCGGAACTCTTCGTTTGGATCGGTCGCCGCGTTGGAGCAAGGAAAGTACTGCTGCTTTCGCCCCACGCTCAGGAGCAACCCGCAGCACTCGCGCGGGTACTCAGCCGCCGCATGCGTCTGCACGGCCGCCAAAATGTATTTCAGCATGGTCAGCTCCGAGCGATCAGGGATACGGCGGGGAAACCGCCAAAGGGTACTTCGTTGCCAGCCCCGAAGCGCGGCGTGCAGCCGCGCGTCAGCGTGGCATCGCAGACATCAAGTTCAGGGTTATCGGTGGGCTGACCGTCCTTGTCGACGTATGGCCCGGTGTAGCCGCAGTTTGGCCCGCGATATCCACCAGTGAGGCACCAGTGACAAAGCGTGGTCATCTGCCGGCCAATCGATTCGCTGCCGACGTCGCCCGGGCTGGCCAACTCCCAACTGACCGTTTCACCGTCCTCATTGGTTTTCTGATCGAGATACCAGACCTCGATAGATTCCTGAGTAGGATCGGCGTCGGGGTTGCCGCCAGGGAAGTTCTCGGCGTCTAGATACCTGCCGAGCGTATGCCGCATCGTCAGCTTGAACTCGAGCAAATCCTCAAATGCCAGGCAAAGCGCCGTGATGCGCCCGTTGACGTTGCCCACGGAAAGCGTGGGTCGAACTGCCGTACCGTCGCCATTGGCTTCAATGCCGTCAATCTGCATGGGCCAGGCCCCATACTCATTGCCTTGCCACCAGATTGATTTGGCGGGCAGCTTATCAGCTTCAAGGCCGGCTGATATCAGTTCAGCGGCAGTGTGTGGGATGGCATGACCATGGAAGCGCAAAATGTCTGCGCCGTAATCGGAGCCATCGAGCTCAAACAGTAATGCTTCGCTGCCTGGCTCAAGCGCCTGGATGTCAGCAATCAACGGCATGAGATGTCCTTAAGGGTGGAAGGCCCGGTCGAACGTGGCCGTCAATTTGAATACGTTGCCACCCATTGGGGTGGGCACTGGATTTTTGCAGGTGAACAGACCCAGCTGGCCGAGCGGCGTGGTCCAGAGAAACGCTTTCGCTCCGGCGTGCTTGTCGAGGAACTCCATGATCTTCAGGACCCTATCCCTCGTGCCGGTGAATGTGATCGGGTATGAGTCCTCCTTGTTATTCGGCCCGTCTCCGACGTCCTGCTTGTAGCCATTGCCGAACTGGGAGGTGCGCACCCGATAAGCGATATCGGGCGCGTCTCCGTGCTGGGTAGGCCAGGTAAAGGTTTCAATCGCCATGACTACCTGCCATTTGTGAGCCTCCAGATCGAACCGCCAGGTTGCAGCGCGCGAGCGATTGCAGTCTCCGCCTCTGCTTTTGCCGCCTGCTGAATGCCTTTGCCGAGCTGAGTGGATGCTTCCTGCGTGGTTGAGCTGCCTGAGTCGCCAGACGTCTGGACAGATACCGAGACAGGGAAGTTGTAGGTGTTGCTTCCGCTGCTGCTGCCGCCTCCGCCCAGCGCGCGGACGCCGAGCTGGCCACCGGCAGTACGGGTGAGCGGCATGATCGCTTCGTCACCCGCCTCGCCCATGACACCCACACCGCCGCCAGCGATTCCGAAAGCCGTCGGCTTGCTGACGATGCTGTTGGTGAATGCCGCGCCGTTGGCAAACATCTGCACGCCGTTGGACCATGCACCGCCTTGGGCTTCAACCCCAGACCAGCCGCTCAGTGCTGAATCGCTGTATCCCGCAACCGTTGAACCTGCAGACGCTGCTGTAGATGCTCCGCCACTGAGGTAACTGGTAGCCGCACCAAACAAGCTGCCCAGTACCGCAGAGCTGGCTTGCCGTGTAGCGATCTTGGCCATATCGACCAAGATCGATTTGGTGAAGTCTGAAAACGACCCCTTGCCAGTTATCGCGAAGTTGGCGACCGACTCCTCCATGCTGCTGAACGCGCTAGTGAACAGACTTTTGGTCTGTCCGGCGACGTCCCTGGCCAATTCCAGATAGTTCTGGAAGGCCGATGATGCGCCAGCACTCCAGCTGCCCTGAGCAAAGGTCATGTCGTCATAGTTGGCCTGAACCGTGTCGCGCAGATCCTGCTGGTTCTTGTTGAGCGCAGCCAGCTTCAGGTTGTACTCGTCGAGGCTCATCCCCCGAGAGCCATCACCGTATTGGTTGGCCAGTTCGACCTTCTGCTGGTTAATCCGGTCATCTACGGAGTTTTGCTGGTCCGTCAGTCCACGCTGGCGATCGCCCATGCCAAGCGTTGCCGCAGAGCGCTGCCCCTGTTGGCGCAGCGTTTTGACCTGCTGCTCTAAAGCGCTGGTGTAGGTGGAAACAGCCAGTTCTTGCTTTTTGAGCCTGCCTATTTCACTGGTAGCGAGTACAGACAGTTCGCTGTCGGATTTCTTCTGCGCCTCCACCATCGAGGTGCGAACGTCGGCGATCTTCTGATCAAGCTGGATGCGCTGCTCGGCGCTGGTCGATGCCTTTCCCTTAGCGGATTCCAATGCCGCTATCTCTGCTTCATAAGCCGACGATACATCACCCTTCTGCTGCTCAATGATTGCCGCGCGCTGAGTGGCATAGGACTCTGCCGATACCAGCCCAGCTTTCTGCGATGCCTCCAGCTCCTTCTGGATGCCGTCGTAATAACCGGTGATCGACTTCAGCTGATTTTGCGCAGCGTTGAATGCAGTCAGGTCGATCGCTGTAGCAGGTTTGGCAGGGTCTTTGTTTTTGTCCTTGATGTTTTGCAGGGTCTTGGCGACATAGTCAGACTGGACTTTAGGGTCGTCCGGGTTGGCCTTCTTCAGCACCTCAACATCGCGCAGGTAGGCTTTAGTCAGCTTGTCGCGCTTCTCAGCGTTGGTGAGGTTGGAATCACTGATCAGCTTGAGACGCTGCTCGGCAGCAATACCCTCTTTCTGGCGCTGCGCCTCGTTACCCTTGGCGGCTGCGATCGCCGCCTGTGTTTCGCGCTGCTGGGTAAGAAAAGCCAGTTCCTGCTTCGCGGTGCTGAGGCGCTGAGCCGCATCGGTGTCTGTTGGATCGTAATTTAGCTGGCTTTGGGCATAGGCAGCCTTCTGCTGCAGTGCGACTATTTTCTGCGCATCGTCCTGCTCTCTGCCAATGTTCTTGACCGAGTCGAGCGTTGCTTTTGCCGAGTCACCTACAGCCTTCCATCCACGCTCCCATAGGCCGAGATTCTTTGTGATCTCACCTGACCGGTCATTTATCGCATCGGCATAAGAGTCGGTCAGCAGCTTGGCAGCGCCAATGGTGTCGCCCTGCTCTTTCAGCGCTACGATCTGAGAATAAACGGACGCAGTAAGGAAATTGTACTGGTCGTTCAGATCCTTTGCGGCAGCAACAGGGTCCTTTCCGATTTTGGTAAACTCAGCGACAGTCTTCTCAACTGACTTGCCCGTTGCATCCTCCATTGCCGCAGCGGCATCGGCCACAGTCTTGAAACTGCCGCTGGCAATACTTCCGCTGCTCGCGATCTGTGCGAGGGATGCAGCTGCCTCGCCAATAGTCCCGTTGACCGCCGCCACTTGTCGCGCCATTACCGACAGATTGCCGGAAGTAGTGCCTGCGACGTTGCCGGTCAGAATCAGCGCCTTGCTGAAGTTGTCAGTTTCCTTAGTGCCCTGGCTGTAGCCGTAGATCAACGCACCAATAGCTGCGGCAGCAGCAACCGCGCCACCGACTACAAGACCAAACCCAGCGGTGAGGGGTGGAGTTGCAGAGTTCAGCGCTCCAGCAGCCTCCTTGGCATTCTTCGCAGCGTCAGCGGCCGTGTTTGCACCCTCGGCCATGGCACCCAGGCCTTCACCTGCCGCTTCAGCTCCATCGGCTGCTGCTTTGGCACCAGAACCAACACTCTCGAACGCCTCACCTACCGCACCAACGGTCCCACCAATACCGAGGATGGATTTGATCTTGCTGCCCAGCACATCGAGCGTTGGCCCGATACCGCCGAACGAATCCTTGATCTGTCCGCCCTGCTGCAGCAAAACCAGCAGCGGGCTTTGTCCCGCGATGATGCTGGTGAAGATGTCGGTAAATTGCTCGGGCAGCTGCTTCAGCGCCTGCTCAGTTTGAGCCGAAGATGAGGTGGTTTTTTTGAGCGTCTCACTGAAATCACCAAGCTTCTGACGGGACGCATCAATCCGGGTGGAGTACTCCTTGAACGTATCGGTATCGATGAGCCCGGCGTTCCTGTATTTCTGGAGCTGTGCCTGCTGCTCATCAAGTTTGCCGAGCGCTGTCAGCGTAGGGTTGATTTTACCCAGCAGCGCTTGGAGCCCTTCAGCCTCAATGCCGGTAGCGGCTGCTGCCTTCTTGGTCGATTCGGCAAGTTGGTCGGTCGACCCCACAAGGGCATCAGAATCAGCCTGCAATCGACGCCGAAGCGCTGCCAGGCTGCTGGCAGAAGAGCTTGAGGCGTCCACAGCAGCCGTGTTTCCGGTGACACTGGTTGTTAGGCGCTGGTAGTACTCGCTCGAATCCAGCGAGGCCTTGGCCATCGCTGTGAGCCGAGAGATGGCCTGATCCGTTGTTTCGTTGAGTTTGCCCTCAGCCGAGGACAAGCTGGATGCAGCAGTCGACGCTTTGTCGAATCCCGAGGAAACGCCGTCAGCGGCCTTCTCTGCCCGGCCGCCAGCCGCAGCCAGTTTGTCCAGATCGGTAGCGGCCTGAGCGGCATCGCCGGAATCAACCTTGATTCCGAGTTCTGCAATGGTCGTCATGAGCGCTCCGTTATTTCGATTCGCTCATCACGAGCAATGCTTCGACCTCCAGTGTGCGGAGGTCGGGAAAGATGCCAGGTAGTTCTTGCCGTTTGATACCCGCCATGTGAGCCGTCGCGGGGATGGCGGAGTAATCAAGGCCGGAAGCGCCACCCGGCCCGGTCCGCCACTGGGTAGAGAGGGATTCGAACAGGCGGAAGGCTTTCCATGAGTCGGGCCAGACCTCGACCTCTTCGACGGGTATGTCAGCCAGCGTCATGCCAAATGCCGCCAGCTCTTGCTCCGACGGCCCAGGCTCATACAGCGCCCGGGCCGCCGCCTTCAGTTTCCCAGGCGGGCCGGATCGTAGGCAGACTGGTATGCGTCGATCACCGCCTGAGGCGCGCCAACGCAAGTGGTCACCAGTGCGGCTACAGCCTCATCGGTGAACTTGTCGTCGAAGGTCCAGCCGGTGACGACGTCCTTGATCTGCTCGACCTGCAGCGCGATCTCAGACGCGGTCACCTCCTGCCAGGTGATGCCGTCGTCGATACGCTTGGCGTTCAGCTCGGCGCGGGCCGTGTTCCAGCGGCCGAACATCTCGGCCAACGCTGTGCGGTCCATGTATCTGAATTCAAACTCCACCTTCGCCGGCGCTTCGCCGATGCGGGGGATCATCACCGGTGCTTTGAACGTCGGGTTCTGGGCGATTTTGATCTTGGCCATGGGTTACGCCACCACTGCCGAGTAACGGGTTGGACGACCCGCCAGTGACAGGGTCATCACGCGGCTCATCAGGTTGTTTCGGCCCAGCGTCGGCGTCGTGGTGATGGACACGTAAGCGTTGTAAACGATGCTGCTGCCGCCCGGCAGGTTCAAGCGAAGCACGCGGGCCTGCTTGTCCTCATCGGCAGCCTCCACCACAGCCACATAGGGAAGGTCTGGATCATCCGCCACGGTAAACGACATGCTGATCGGGTTTTTGGTGGTTGGCATCTGACGATCATCGTCGTCGGCGAGGAAGCCAAAGGTCAGAAACTGCTGGTCACCACCACTGGTGTTTACCTCGGTGATCTGGGGCACCTCGACAAAGCTGGTCACCTTGCGCACTGAGCCGGTGCCCGAACCAGCCGGGTATGGCTGCACATTGGTGGTATTGATGTTTTCCAGCGCAAACGTACCGCTCAGGCTTTTGGAAACGCGAGTGGCCCGATCGTTGAGCCGGGTCCAGCCGGAAGTCACAGCGATAATGTCGCCGTCGCTCAGGCCGTGCGCAGCGGCAGTGGCCACCGTAGGGTTTGCATTGCTCAGCGCAGTCACCGGGATTGCCGCGCCATATGCGGAGGCGATCTGAAGGGTTGCGCCGTTGGGGAGTCTGAAGCCCATGTTGGTTTTCCTCTGTGCAGAAATGACAAAACCCGCTCAATGGCGGGTTCTGGGTTTGCCCAATGGGCGAATTAGTTGGTATCGGCGCGGTACTGAAACGAGGCAGAGACTGTCAGCGTGCTGTCACCGGTGATCGACGGCCCAGGTTCTACCGGCGTGAGCACCAGCACCTCGAACATGTCTTGCTTGAGCCTGAGATAGGCCGGGAACAGAGCGGTAATGTCGTCGACAAGGCCCTCAGCTTCGCCAGTCCCATTGCCTGCTGGGGTGACAACGTTGACCTGAAAAACGCCGGTATAGACGCGGTGATCGCCTGACAAGGTGTCAGTACCGGCCCCGGCCGGAAGCATGAACGCTGCCAGATACGTCTCGTCTGTCTCTGGCGTGAAGCTGACGCCCTGATAGGCGATCCTCAGGTTGCGCCCGACCGCCCACTCCGTGAGTCTCTGCTCAAACAGAGAGCGGATAATTTTGTGGCTCATACCTGATGATTCCTGATGGCCGCCTCAACGATCTGCTGGAAGCGCGCCACGGTAATTCGGACCATGCCGCCCGGTGCCTGGGTCGAATGCCCAAATTCAAGCGGGATGGCGTATGGCAGGCTGTTGGTGATGTAGGCGACGTCGCCGGCGTGGAATTCCAGCACACCGTTGACGATGCGCGCCCTGGATTTGCTGCCAGTCGGGTCGACCTCTTCTGTAGTCGTGCCATCCGGCGCCCCAATCCCGAACATCCAGTTGCCACGGAATCGGCCGCCGACGTAATCCAGGCCAGCTGCGAGCCCGTTGACGTTGAAGTTCTGAACACGCTCGGTCTTGGTCAACGGCCTGGCGTATTTCACGCCTCGCTTCAGCTTTCCGGACTTCGTGAAGTTCGACTCTGTCAGGTTGATGACCGTATTGCGCAGGGAAACCTTGAAGTCGTATTCGTCGGCTGCGCGGGTGTTGGCATCACGGAACGCCAAGTTGGCCGCCCATATTTCAGGATTACCCACTGGGGACATACGGATGACGCTGCTGCCGATCTCGATGATTATCTCGCGAATACTGACATCGACGGCTTCCTTTGCCTGTTCGGCAAACCTGGCGAGGTCGAGGGCGAAGCTACCGGACTGACCAGCACCTGCGCGGCTCATGAGCGCACCTGCAACTCGTAGAGCAGTGGTGTGCCTGCCGGGTTGATCTCTTTCAGCGGTGGAATGATTGACCAGGTGCGACCCTGGACAACCACCCTGCTGAGCAGCGTGGGTGGCTCACTCAAGCCTCGGGCGGCAATCTTCAGCTTCTTGTCGCCCACCTTGATAAGGGTGTTGGTCTGGAACTCCTGACCCGTAAAGTCAAGCAGGATGCCTTGGGCCGTCCGCTCCGTAACTGTATCTGGTGACGTGGTGCCCGTGACCGGGTTATAACCGCCCTTGACTGCGTCACGGATGGTGACTGACTGACCGTATTCGGTGATAAGGTCCAATGCCATCGCGGCCATTTCGTCATAGAAAGCCATTCAAGACCTCTGGAGAAAGGATGACAAACGAGGAGAAGCGGATCGCACTGCAAGATGCGGCCGCAGCGGTATACGATGCAACGTTGAACGACCGGCCTGAAAAGCTGATGCTAAAGCTGCACGCTCGAGACACCATAGAAAAGGTGTTAGCTGGGACCGTTGCCGAATGCCTCACAGACGAACTCAAAAATGAACTCGTGCCGCTCTGCCAGCCATTCAATGAATCAAACTTTTTTTTGATGACGGGACTTGCCGGTTTTGTTGATGGGGGCGACCTAGCGGGTGCTTACAAGATAAGGCTGTTAGCAGCCGACTGGGGTAGTTAAGCGCGAACTGCGAACAGCCCGCGTCGTTGAAGATAGTCTGCAAACTGCGTAGCGCTGGGCCTGTCCGGCGCAGCAGGCAGTAGTCGCTTGCTCGTATTGCTGATGGTGGCATATTCACGCTCTACCGCGCCGTCGACCTTTTCCTTCGTAACCGCACCCTTGCGCTTGTCGATAGGATCAATATCGTCGGCATGAATCTCTGCGGCCAGAGCCATCTGACCGTACTGAATGCGTGCCGGAAGGTATCGCTCCGGCTTGTTCTCGCCATCCAGGCGAATCTCGCGGCGAGGCCAAGACAGCGCCTGATCGCTGGACGATTTGCGTCCCTTCCAGGTCATGCCGTCCATCACCAAGGCGGCCCGGCGCAAAACAGCCTCTTGCGCAGCCTCTTCAGCGGGAATGGCCACGCCGAATTTCCCGGCGTAAATGACCAGTTCAGCGGCAGTGGCGTAGCTTTCAGCACCCGGTACGCCGGTGCCGTCCTCGATGATGAGCATGACTTATTCCTTGGTTTCGTTCAGGCGATCTGCTTCGGCCTTGGCCTGAGCTTCATCACCAGCAAAGTCGCTGAATCGTACACCGTCGCGGGTGATGATGATCCATTGGTTATCCGCTTCCAGCTTGGGGATGTAGACCGGCTCGTTCTCGGTGCCATCCTTCTCAGTACCATTGGACTGGGGCTTGGTTGGGCCCTTGCCAGGCTTCGCAGGAGTTTTGTCAGCAGCCTTGGCCTTGCCCTTCACCGGCGTCTTGCGTGTCTCGATCTCCACCTCAATCTCGACCGCCTTGTAGGCATCGACGATTGCCGGGTAATCGCCAACCACGGTGACCTTGGTCACGCCGCGTTCGACGTTCCGGAACAGATCCGGGTTGCGATAGCGCTTGTTGGGATCGAAGTCGCCACGCTGGTTGCTATAAACGAGTTCCATGATGTTCTCCCTGGCGGCCATTTCTGACCGCACCTGTCGGATGGCTTATGCAGCCGGAGTGAGTTCGATCATCACGCCTGCAGTGACCTTGTCGCTGGCAGAGTGCTTGACCCAGTTGGCCGACGAGCCGACAGCAGCGAGCGATGGGTTCGCACCGCCGGCAGTTTCCTTCCAGCTGTAACCCAGAACATCGATGTTCACGACGCCTTCAGCGCGGTAGCCGATGCCGAGGTTTTCCTCATCGTTGACTTCATAGGAGCGGAAGCCAGGCGCCTGGGATTCGGTGATGGTCACTGCGCTTGGCAGCAGGCCGAAGATCACGTCAACCGGAGCGGTATCGGTAACCAGTACCGGCTTGCCCAGAGTGCCTGGCAGGCCGCCATAGATCACGACACCCGCCTCTTCGTAAAGCTTGTTGGTGATGGCTTCGTCGACGATGTCGAAGTAAGCCGAAGAGTGCATGACCCACAGCGCGATACGGCCGAATTTGTCGCCGAACTTGCGCATGCCGCGAGTCAGTGTCTTCTTGCCGTCGGTCTCGATGCTGGCCTCAACGACCATCGCAGGGTTGGAGCCGATCGACGCGCGCAGCGCGGCAGTTGCGTACTGCACGAAGCCTTCAAGTGTTGCGTCGGCAACGTCCTGGCCGATGATCTGGGAGAACTCGTCTACCGGACGACCGCGACGCTTGAACGCCTCTTCGGTCGTCTGGTACGGGCCGTACTTCCACGGAGCCTTGACACCGACTGCCTCACCGGCGCCGATTTTCTTGGCGACGACTTTGGCTTCGGAGTTGACGTCACGGTGATCCAGCGAACCTGCCAGCTTGTAGAAGGCACGTTTGCGAAAGTCGCCTTCGATCAGCTCGTTGTCGAGGATGATTGCGCCGTTGGAGGACGCGTTGAAGATGTCCAGGTTGTCCTGAACACGCTCCAGGTATGCAGTCTGGGCCTCATCGTTGTAGATGATCAGATCGCTGTTCACAGTTGTTGCCATGGGTGAATCCCCTTACTTGGGCAAATTGAGGTATGCGGTTTGGCCGTGCTTGCGCTGGTAGTCGCGCTTTTGCGTGGCTGTCATTTCGGAGCGCTTCAGTGCAGCCTGGCCGCCACCCCCGCCCGGGGCATTCGTACCCGAGGCCCTTGGCCACAGGTGAGGAGCGCTTTCGCGCAAGGATTCCGCCCATTCGAGCGGGGTCAGAGGGGTCTTGCCGTCTTTGCCGAGAATGGTCTGACCAGACTCATCAACGGCGACTGCATCGCCATTTTCGCTCAGCGTGAACACGCCTTTAGCGCGCAAGATGATGTCGTCTGTTGCTTCCGGCAAAGCACCAGCTTTGAGGGCTGCGCCGCGTACAGAGTCGCTCAGGACCTTGCCCTGGAACTTGGTAGCGAAGGACTCGGCCTTCTCAGCGCGCTCGCTGACTGCCTTCAATTGCTTGTCGTAGTCGCCACGTAGCCGCTCGGTTCGACGGTTAAAGACCTCCTCGACCTTGCCTTCTGTAAGCAGCTTGGTTTCCTCGTCCTGACCGGCGCGGCTCAGCAGGCCTTTGACGGCGTCGATGTCGATGCCCTCAAACTGGGTTTCAAACTGAGTTAGCTTGGTGGAGGTATCTTTCAACTTCCCCAGCAGCTCGGTATTTTTGGTCTTCAGCCCCGAAACGGATGCTTCAACGGCAGTCGCGATAGCGGCCTTGATTGCCGGATTTTCCAGGTCGATTTCGTTTTCTTCTGCCACGGTGATGCACCCCTAGGGTTTGGTTGGCCCGCCTAACGGGCATGAAAAAGCCCCGCGATTGCGAGGCGTGGAAACAGGATTAACTTCCCTACCCGAGAATAGTGATTTGGGTAAAATGCGGCAGATATGCCCAAAACTAATGGAGGAGTTTTAATACATGCAATTTGAAACAATCAAAAGGTACTGCCGTAAGGGATACATTAGGGTAGCTGGACTCATAGCCGTTCTAGCGGGCCTCGCAACACTGTACGGGGTGATTCGCCCCGCAGGTCCTGAGCTAAATCCAGCATTCCTAGGTCGCTGGGAGAGCAAGTATCAATATCCAATTCCTGGAGGGACATTCGCCTTCAATGGCGTCACCGAGTACTTCCGGAACGGTAAGTACAACGTTAACGGAACATTTGAATTCTCTGGCGGAGACGCTAACAGGCCGTTCGCTGCGGTTGTTCTCGCGCGCGGCGTAGGGACATGGACAGCCACCGATGAATTCCTCACCTTCACACTGAATGGCTTACGCACCGATCCTGTGAGTTACAAGAGCGGCGACCTTGAGATGCCGATTCCTTTGCTCGAGAAACTTACCGGCATTTCGCTGCCAGACATGAATAAGCACTATTTACCAGGCAACTCGGATGAGCTGAAAATCTTGTCACAGGATCAAAAACGGATCGTACTTCAAGGCAAAGACCCTGCTGGAGCGCCCTTTCTAGTAGTGAGTAATCGCGTCCTGAGGCTTTAGCGAATATCTAGCCGATTTTTGCACGCTCGAACGCTAGTGGTTCCAAAGTCTTCATCTGCTCCAGCGTCAGCGGCTTGAAGTTACGGTCGAGTTGCAGCTCAGAGAAGCGCTCAAGCGTCAGCCCACCATCGCGGAATAGCTTGGCGCGAGTTGGGCCAAGCGCCTGATCTTGAAACGCTGCAGGCTGCAGCTTGAGCCAATCGTAATAGCTCAGCTCGGCCGCCACCTGGCCTCCGCCGTTCGGCCCCACCGAGGCGCGGGTAGCATCCTTGCTGAGGAACTTGGTCCATTTGGTCACGGGCACGAATGTCGTCCGGCACCTGATGTGAAACGGTGGGCGCGGGCCTGAATCAACTGAAAAGCGGCGCTTGTCCATTGATCTACAGGTCTGGGTGGTCTTGCTATCGAGGGTCGCGACGATCTCAATCTCGGCGACTACATCAGGATTGGCCTTGATCGTCTCCATTCGGGCCTGCGAGGCGACGTGCTGCACAGCCGTATGCACGACTGCACTGGCATTGCGCTTGGTCGTTGCCAGTATCCCGTCGCTGTACCCCGCAGCCTTGGTACCGCGAATCTTGCGGATGACCTGAAAGTTCGTCTGCCCTTCGAAGAATCCTTGCCTGATTGCACCACTGACCCGATCGCGCTCGGTAGTTGCCCAGTCCTTGATGAACGGCTCCAGCAGCTTGCCGCCGCCGTTGTCGCGCACGCTGAGCGGGTTGTTAAGCACCGCCGAGCGGATAGCGCGTGCTGGCGGGACCACTGCATCAAAGGTGACACCCACAGGCGCGGACCGGGATAGCGCCGTCGCTTCGAATTGAGCCTCGTAGTTGGCCAGGTCGATCAGATCAAGATTCAGCGTCGTGGTATAGCGGTCGAAAATGCCGAGTAGCAGGCTGTCGACCTCGTCGAGCAGTTGGTTCAGCCGCTTGATGTTGTACTCGCTCAGGTCGGCATTGGTGAGCTGCTCGCGCACAGCCCGGTCGATCTCCTTGAGGAAAGGAGCGAATTTCTCGACCTCTCCAGCCTTCAGTTGCTCCAGAAACACCGAGTGCCGAATCGTGGCATCAAGTACTGCTTGGTTGACGGCCATCGTTTAATTCCTCGTCATCATCCAGGCCGAGGTTGTCGGTCTGTTCCTGAAGCTCTCCGTCTATCTGCTTGTCGGTTCGCTCCGGTGCGATCAGTCCCAGCTTGCGCAGGTACCCACGCAGATCGGCTTTGGCGAATCCGCCGCTCTGCCATAGCTGCACAAGCGCGGTGATCATCTGAGGGTCCGCGCTGAGTTCGACGAACTCCTGATTGACCAGGTAAGCCGTCTTGCCGGTGGCACCCAAGAACTGAGCGCACCAACCCAGCGCTCGGGTATAGGCCTCGTTGACGTTGGATACGCAGATCGCGAGCACCGACGTGGACGCAGACTGGTCGCCTCTCGACTCTGTCGCTGTCTTGGCCGTCATCGACGACACAACCATGCGCGCGCCCAGCTCAATCATCATCTGGTTCTTGTCGGCCATCGCCTCTTTTACCAGCGTGTTGGGCTGGGGCTGGGCAAAGGCGAAGGTTTCACCAGCAGGCACAGGGATCGGAGCCCGGGAGCCTACGTAAACGCCTTCTTTGCGGGCCATCTCAAGCCATTGATCATCCACGCCGCTGATCCACGGTTGAGCCTGGCCACACCAGAACACGCTGTCCTCATAGTCCGCACTGTTGCGGTAATGGCCGAGGTTGATCATCGCGATGTCGTAGAGCGGCGACTCGTCAATGCTTGGGTCGTTGTTCTGCGCGCCGATGAACGTGAAAGGGATCTCCTTGATACGTCCGCCCTTCCCCTTTGGCATGTACTCCTCAACCACCTCAAGAGGGCCACCGCCGCGCGGGCCTTTACGGCGCCAGACGCGACAGACGTAAAGTCCAGCCTCGTCCAGGGCCAGCTCGCGAAACTGCTCCGTGCACTTCAGCCCAAACCCATCTGGCTCTTCGTTCATCTCACGCAGCACAACCATGATCAGGACGTTGTGGCCGTCCACCATGCCGGTGCGCCAGTTGATGACGTCTTCAGCCGTGTAAGTGAGGATGACCGAATGCCCACCGATGCCGCTGTCCTCGTGGAAGTCCACGAACAGACCATGACGACCGGCTTCCAAGACCTTCTCAAGCGAGCCTTGCGACTGCTGATAGATGCTCACGCCTGCGCCGTTGGCATTGTCCTGCAGGTATTCAAGGTTCTCGGGGACCGTCAGCGTGGGGTCTTTGTGGAACGCCAAGCCAATCAGCCCGTTTCGGGTGTGGCCGGTGGCGTTCTTGAACACCGCGCGCTCGCGGTACGCGTTGTTGCGCTCGACGTTCTCTTCTGACTTGTCGTGTCGGTTGATGTAAGGCAACCGGTCAACAACACGGTGCTGGCCAGCACAGACATCGCGCACAGTAAGCCAGCGATCCAAAGCCTCGATGTATTCGGGCCGTTTGAAGGAAACGTCGTTGTTCATCGGGCGTATCCCAGGGCTAGAGAGGTGACCGGTTTTATGATCGGGTACTCGCGGTGGATGAAATAACCGCCGCCATCGTTCGCGTGGTCATTGCCTTGTGATTTGTCGGGTTCACCGTTGGCCGCCCAGACCTGCTGCTCAAGGCCATCGGCATATGTCGGGCAGGTGAAAGGGTTGACCAGGTATCGGCGCTCGCCCTGCGCGTTGCAAAACATCGCGTTCATGGCGTTGATTCGATCCTTCACCGGAGGGTTGGCCGCAGGGGCGATCACTGTGAAGCCTGCCTGCTTAAGCATGGCGATATCCGTGACGCTGGCATTGACTGACTTGCGCGAGTCGCCAGAGGCGTCTGGGTAAACCCTGACTTCGCAGGTCTTGATGTACTTGTCGCCATCGTGGCGCCAGTAGCGTTCCTTGATGCGTCGGATCATGTCGGGCGTGTCGTAGCCATCCATGAGCTCGTCCACGGCTCGGGGCAGACCCTTTTCCCGCTTCACATGCGTGATCGCTGCCATCTTGCCGACGTTGAAGTCCATGCCGATGAACAGAGGCTCACCGACCTGCACTGTGTCGAAGCACTGGTTCAGCTTGCGGTCATAGGCGTGGTAGATCGACCCAGACGTCAGGTTGACGAATTGGCCGTTCAGGTACGCCCTGATCAATTGCTCTGGGTACGACTCCATCAGCGAAGGGATGTAGTCATCCGGCAGGTTCAGCTCGTTGTCAAAGGTGCTGGCCTGGATGAGCCCATACATCTCCTTGAGCGCCGGCTTGTCACGCAACTGCTTCACAAACTGCAGGAAGACGAACTTGAAGCCTTCCGGTGTCGTGGTGACGTCCACGCCGTTCTTCAGCCCGGGCAGGTTGTAACGCATTCGCGCGATGATCTTGCGCCAGGCCTGCTGCGCTTTGATTGAGGTCAGAACGTCCAGCTCATCGACCAGGGCGTGCCCGACTTTGAAGCCAACGATGGTCTGTGGCTTCTCCATTGAGCGACAGATCACGGTGCCGCGATACTGCCGACCGCTATAGATGTGAACCTCATGGTTCGCCTGATTGATCTTTGTCTTCAGGCCCCACTCGCAGGCCACCTCTTCCATCGTTGGATAGAAGATGTCCCGGATCTGCGGATAAGTCGGTGCGAAGTAACCAGCGTTGACGCCAGGCCACTCCATGAAGTGCTTGCTCAGCGCCGAGCAGCCTACCCAGGTCTTCCCAGAGCCGAACCCTGCCACGAACGCGCGAAACTTGTGGGGCAGCAGCAGGAATTTCGATTGCGGGACGTTAAGGCTCGGCATCAGGCTTCCTCGCGTCCACTACATCGACCTGGATGCGAGTCGGAATGGCTGGTTCGTCTCCCGCCTCATCCTTGCGGTGGCGGTTGACGTACATATCTCCGGATTCTTTGGCTGCCTGTTCCAGCACCTGGAGGGCCAGCGCAAGGTTACGCATGCTCTCGGCTTTCTCAACGATCCTGCCGAGGGCGCGCAGCCGATATGCCCGGTTGGCGATCGGAATCTCCGCCGTGTCTTCACGGAAACGCTTACGTGTGTCGTGAAACAGAGTCACCCACCTGGCCGCAAGGGTTGCTCCAGCGCGTTTAGTTGGGTCATGCGACTCACACTGCTGGCGGGAGATCTGAATGTTGAATTCTTGTTTGACTTGCTCTACGACTTGCGAGGGAGTATCGAAGCAAGCCAACGCCTGAACGATGAAGCTCTTCACCTCATGCTTCAGGGCTGCCATAGGTTGGATTCCGTCTAATGCCTGTCAAATTTCAGGCCGACTTGAGCAGACAGGTTCCGCAGGCCCTCGAAATATTCAATTTACCTACCTCAGCAGGCTTGTTTGCAGCGTCGACCAGCAGCTGGACGTCTGGGCTTGCCCCATAGCGACGGACCACACCGACAAACTCTTCGACGTCGTGGCCTTGAAGCTTCAGCTTGGGCGCACCCTCTTTGGTGAAGGCAGGCTGACCGAATTGATCAGTCGCCTGCGCGAGGTGGTAAAGCTCATGTTCGACCAGCGCGCAAAAGTCTGCATCGCTACAGGTGGCGCAGTAATCGGCGGCTAAGGTGATGATGAAGTCCGGGATATCACCGAACCAGTCACGCATCTGCTGTTCCATCCGAGCCTTCTGCCACCCTCCAGCTCGGAACGCGACCTGTTCGGCTTGGCCCAGTACGCGCCGGCCCTGCTTCTCGAAGCTGGACGATGCCCACATCACGCGGATATCAGCGTGGAGCAGATGGGCGTGGTCTTCGTTGTGGATGCTGCCGGTGTCGGCAAGTATCTCTGCCTTTACCCAATCCCACAGCTCAGCAGCGGGCGTCAGGCGGATCCCGAACCTTGATAGATCAGACATCTCCAGCAATGACGCAGGTGGGGATGGTCTTTCCACTTGGAAACCTTCGCTTGTATACGTGACTGGATACCAGTATTAGTGAGGATCAACTCACCAGCACATGGAAGACGCAATGGAACCGAGATACAGAGCACGACGTCGCATTTCGATTGAAATTGGTGGCGCATCTGGCGGAATGAGGACATCTACGTCCTCCCCTCCCGGCTACAGCGTGTACGACACCCTTGAAGCAGTCGAGCTTGAGGGGCTCTACAAGGAGAAAGCCGATGCCGAAGAGGCCGCCCAAAAACTGAACAGTGCAGAATGACAGGCGGGCGCCGCACTAACCCTGCGGCACGACTTCACGCGACGCGAATAGATACATTACGAACTGTCCCGTAGGTGTAATTTTTGCGCTCCATCGCCGCGGGTATAGCGCGGGTCTAAGGCGATCGCGCCATCTTTTTAGGCAGTCAACCTAACTCCAAACCAATACGCAGACCTCACGCGGAATGATTTAAGCGCCCTAGCTATAGGTGTGTGCATGCATCGCTTAATTGAGAGGCTGGCATGGCCGTGCCCACGGTCGATTTTTAAATCACCTTTAGAAATCAGTATCTAATAGCTCAACAACCGGATAGTCAGCACGCAACCCTACAAAGGATCTAGTTGTTGATTAGAGGTGCGGGGCTCGTGTAAAACCTTGATCTTTGGGAGTTGATTCTGTGACGGTGACCCTGAACGATGCAGTTAAGGCAATTTTTAGCATGGGCTTTATCGCGATGCTTACTTTCGGATATCAAGCTTGGAAGACTTCTACTATTGAAGCTGCTGAAAACGGCCAGAAAAGCGCTCTACTGAGTACGACCACGAAATCACTCGAGGAGGAAAAGGCGAGGAATGCGGTTTTGCAAGAGCAGAAAGATCGAGCTGAGCGTGACTCTGCCGACCTACGAAAACAACTCGTGAGTGCTCAGGCAGATGCTCTCTACTCACAAAAGCGACTTACTGACGCAGAGTCCATAATCACAATGCTGAGAGGTCAGGTGGACCAGCTTGGTGTCACCCTGGCAAAACGGGACCCCTGCAGTATCGAGCGAGCTCAAATCCGCGAAATTGAGGAAAAACTGGCCGTCAGCCCACCTTGGAGTCACGCGCTAAAAGATGAGCAGCGCAAAGAAGCCCTCGCCGCTAGAGACAAAAGCTACGAAGCACTTCATATATGCCTTGGTTCCCGTAACGGCTAGTTCAAAAATGCCAAGCAGCGGATCGATGAGGCGCTTTCAAGGTTGATCGCCTTCACCGAACAGCTGATCCTCATAGGGTCGCGCCGCAAAATTACAATACCTCAACTTATGGTGCGCTACGGCGCTTGCCGCTCTACCGCCTCATTGACCTTGTCGGCGGCCTTGCTGGCGGTCTCTGCCGCTTCGGTGGCCTTGCCGGCTGCGTCCTCAACCTTCCCTGCTGCATCGGTCGCGGTCTTGGCCAACTTGTTCAGGCGCATGTCGCGCTGCACGGTAGCCTCGTCATAACCACGACGCACTTCGGCGACCTGGGCGCTGTACCAACTGGCAAGCGACCATTGCGAAGCACTGAAGCCCAGCGCGAACGAGCCGGTTACCAGCAGCGAGGCGATCACCCACACTTCAAGGCGACGCCACCAGCGCCGGGCGATGAAATCTCTGACGCATCTTTCCATCAGTTGATACCTCCGAGCTGTGCACGCAGACGAGCGATCTCAGCACTTTGGGTAGTCACCTTTTCAGTGAGCTGGGATACCTGGCTGGTCAGGGCTTCGATCTTCCCTTCCATCCGGCCGACAGCGGCAGCCAGCTCGTTGCGTTCTTTGGCGAACTGGTCCGCCCGCGCCTCAGCCTCTTTGCGCGCCAGGCGTTCAGAGTCAAGCAGTTCATTCAGCCTGCGGACGGTGCCAATGTCGGCGTTGTCCATAGCGCGGTCGGTCGCATCCCGGGAGAGGAATTTCCTCAACCACAGGAAGCCACCCAGCAGGATTGTGCCCGTACCGCCCAGCCAGGTAGCTGTGCCTGGGCCGAGGTCGGTTGGGTCCATCTTTACTCCGGAATAAAAAGGGCCGTCAGGGCGACCAATGAGGTGCAAGCGAGGGTTTAGCTGCATTTGGCAATCAAAGGTATCGAGCATTGAAAAAACTGCAGACACAAGAAACCCCGCCTTAAGCGGGGTTCTGACTAGAGGCAAAAGCTCAAAGCAGGGGCTTCAATCAGCCGAATCGTTAAGTTCGAACCAAGCATCCGACACTTCGACGACCAAAGTCTGGGCAGTAACGCGAGGCTGATTTGTTCGGATTTTGTGCTTCGTAACGGCACGCTCCACTCTTGAGTGGACAGCTTCGGCGCTGGTATCGTCCGACTGTCGAGCAAGGAAGTAGGTTGCATCTGGGAGCTGTTTAGAGGAACCATCCACCGCTCGTATCTCACGCTCAAATCCATCCTCAAGCATGGCGTCATGAAGATCGTCGTAATCAGCGTTGCTGGCGAGCTGAATCCTAACAAGAAAGCTCGCCGTTTTTTCAGGCAAATTAATAGTGTGCGGTTCCCGCAGAACAGCTAGGAGGCGTGCAGTGAGACTTTTCATTAGCGGCTGGTGTCCATTTCGATTAATTCCTACCCGATTATGTATCGCCGAGAGGAAGGAAACAAATGGAAAAATTTAAAACGTAAAAAAGCCCGATGGTTTGAACGGGCTTTTTTTTCGAGTTAATCCGAGCAGGTTGCCGCAGGCAAAATACTCAATATGGGAAGATGATGCCGCCAGCCGTGCGGGAAGTCAACCTTAATCTTTAAAGAACTTTTTTGATCGATCCGAGCATTCCGAGAGCTGTTCCTCAATCCTTGGCATACCCCACTGCGCGCCCTCATCATCGAGTTGGTATTTCTTTCTCAGCTCTTTAGCTACTGATAGCGCTTCGTAACCAAAGTATCCAACCAAGTCAGCGTCAGCTTCGAGCGCCTCATCTGTATCAAGGTAAGCTCGCCATCGTGCCCGTATTCCATCGCTGCCTAACCTTATGTCATTTTCCAGCCACGCTATACGACAGGCCAGCGCGCGATCAATTTTCGAAAGCATTCCTAGCTCGATATCGAGATGGGGTTTATCGCAACTAACGTGCCCATCACCTTTCCCTTCGCGCGCCTGTCCCCAGAGTTCGTAAAAAGACCAGTAGTTACTTGCACACTGTACAGCGAGCCCATCAAGTTTAGATATCAAATGTATAGCGTCAATCTCGGCCTCTCGCAGCGCCTGCTCCTGACGCATCCACCGGTCCTTCAATATCCCAACCAAAGCAGTAAGTAGCGCAGCGATCACACCGCTACCTGCAGCAATTTTAACGATATCCCCTGCAACAAGTCCTTCCATAGCTCTTCAAGCCGCCTGTTTCATTTGGTATATGACAGCCGCAACCGGGCCTAAAGCCATCCTATCAAGTTCCTCGCAGAACTCGAAAGAAAGCTGAATCAAAGGCTCCCAATCACGTGCCCAAGCACACGATTCGATACGAACCCCGTACTCACCCATCAACCACGAACGGAACGCCTCAGGCTTGATCAGCGGGTCCTCATTGGCCGACTGCCCGCCCTGGTGCATATAGCGATACCGGCGCATCACTCCTTTCACTACGTACTCCAGCTTTTCCCGCTTGCCCGCCGTCATGCGCTTGGACTTCGACATCACCATGCCAAACACCACATGTTCTGCCGCTTCGTTTACGTCGTCGTCACGGTTGGCGGCGTACATGAATTCCCCGAACACGCGTACTTGCGGGTGCAGCTTGGCGATTGCGGACTGGATATGCCCGGCTAGTGCGCTGTGCATCGCATGGTTGGCCGTTGGCCCTCGTTCCGTGCCCTGCACTACTACGCCGAGCTGGACGACGTCAGAGGACTGACCAGGAGCCGGGATGTAGGTGCAGTCATGCCACGCCTGACGTGCTGAGTGGATTTTCATGCTGCCGCCCTCTTTAATTCTTTTGTCAGTGCCCGGTACTTGGCTGTCAGGGCTTTCAATTCTTCGATGGTGTACTTCTGGGGCTCATGAGGGCCTTCGAGCCATTCCACGTTCACGATGCCGATCCGGCGCACCAGCTCGAGCCGGTACTCAACGACGTTGCCGGACTTGTGCTGATTGCACGGAACGCACTGCTTGTGGCAGTTCAGCGGTTCGAAGCGCAGCGCTGGGTTACTCCCGACGGTCCGATAATGTCCGGCGTCGTATTTGCCTTCGTGGTGCCGGCCACAACTCACGCAAGGCAGCGCGGCGTCGCGGTGACGAACCCACTCGTTGAACGCCTGCTGGGTGTCTTTCATGTGGTCGCTGCGGGACTTCAGCTTCTCCTTACGGGCCTTGATCTCTTTGCGCTCGATGTCAGCCAGGGCCTTGCGCGCCTGCGGAAGGTTTTCGGCAGGCATCGCAATGGCGCAGGCAGGACCGCAGACCTTTTGCATCGGGCGCCAAGGCAGGAAAGCTTCGGAGCAGTGGGCGCACTTCTTGGCGCGTGGAGTGCGCTGGGGAATGCCACTGGCCTTGAGTGGTACCTTGCGTTGCAGTGAGGTGCGCTTCATGCAGCTGCCTCACCGATCAGGTCACCGAAAAAGACGCCCAGCGCCGTGAACTCGGCCAGGATGCGGTCGGTGTACGCGATGCCTTGGGCGCGATTGAACAGGCTGGTCACCGGAAAACCATCAGGCCCGAACAGGTGGCAGCCGCCCATCATGTCCAACTTCTCCTCGTAGGGCAGATGGCGCATGACTCGATACCACTCGGCTTGGAACCCAGCATCCTCGTTGAGCAGGATCTGCACGCCGATGTGCAGCTTGCAGTACTTGCGCGCCTCGCTGGCGTCGCCGATCTGGGTCATCTCGGATATGCGCTTGTAGAAAGCGAACCACAGGGCGTTCTGATCAAGCGTGCGGTCCTTGCCTGGGCGCAGGGACACGACGACGAACTTCTTGTCGCGGAACATTGCTGACAGACGTGTGATGGCTTCGGTGAGCTTGGATTGACAGTTCACGCTGATTTTGTCAGTCATAACTCCGCCCTCTTTGATTGCAATTCCTCAGCCTGCTGCTGGAGCAGCGCGAGGCGGTCGGCCAAATCATTGGCGGCCTTGGTCTTCAATTCATGCCTGCGCTTGGCCGAGGCCTTGCTCATTTCGCGCATGCTGTCTCTCACCGTCTGAAGCTTTTCGCGAACGTCCGGGCTTGGGTTGGCAACATGGCCGGTGATCAAGCCAGCAATGGCCTGGCCGTCCTGCGTGACGGGCACCACGTTCAAATCGGCCAGGTACAACTGCCCGCGCTCTTGCGGGATGCGCTGCATCTGCACGGCCTTGGTGATCGCCTCGACACGCCGATTGGCGTCGAAGCCGACGGAAACGTGCCAGTTGACGCTTTTTTGGTCGTTGCGAGCCTGAGCCACCAGTCGCTCGTAGGCGCTGATGAACGCCATGCGCGCGCCGATCTTGTCTCCGGCATCCAGGACGGGTTTTGCGGCAGCCAGAGCCAACTGGATCTCATCGGTGACCACCACCGTCTCGTACTCGTCGTTGCTGGTCATGGCGATGGCCCATGCCTCGTCCTTGCCTGGGCGGCCATCGGAAGACTGGACGCGCTGAAGGATGTCAGCCATTGCCAACTTTCCCTTCACTTCGAAACGGCAGGCCTTCAGCGCGGCTTTGACGATCGGCACCGAGTAAGCACACAGGTCTTCGGCCATGATCGCTGCAGTGCCGGGATTCATTTCCTGCCCCATGGCTTCAGCGGTTGCGCAGATGGCGGCCGCCAGTCCTGCGACCTGCTGATCGTTCATTTCAGAGGTATTCATTGCGGTCACCTGCTTGGCGTTTGGCCAGAACCATCTGGGCGGCCTGCTCCGCTGCGGATAGATTCGCCTCAGTCCTTTCCATCTGGCGGGCAGTAGTGCCGTTGACGCGCTGACCGGTTACCCACTGGGTGTGATAACTCTCTGCGTTTGCCAGCAGCTCGTTGAGGCTGTGGCATTTGCGCAGAACGGCGGCATCGCTGGTCTTCAGGAAGTGGGCAGCTACGTGGTGAGCGACATCAGCGCCGAGACGGTCGACCAGTTGGCCGAGCTGGCCGCCGACCTTGGCGTTCCACACCGGCCAGGCGCTGTAACGCTTGCGGTAAGCCATCGCGTAATTAGCCCAGACCTTGAAGGTTTTGCAGGTTCGATCTTTCGGCCCAGGCATATCGGCGGGAATCTCAACCCGTGGCGTGTCGGCGCGATCGTCAACCACAGCCAAATCGCAGGACTGACCCGGCTCGCCGGGAGAGTCTTGCAAGTCCTGACTTGTACCCTGATTGGTATCCTGATTACTTGTATCCTGATTTGTCGGAGATTTTTCCGACCCTTGCCCGGATTTTTTTCCGACCTTGATCGGATTTTTCTCCGAGGTAGATCGGATTTTTTTCCGAGCCTTGCCGTCTGGTAGGGTCGGATATTTTTCCGATCCATCGAGCTTCTGATTCCACTCAACGGCCTTCGCTGTCAGACGAAAAAGCGTGATATTTGAAGTGCTGGAAAGCTCAATCAAACCCGCCTCTTCCAGAGCCTTCAACATGCGGTAAGCGGTATCAGGCTTGTCAGTGAGCAGCGGAAGCTCCTCGATGATCTTCGCTTTGCTCAGCGCGAAGAAAATCCCGCCATCGGTCTTGATTGGCTTGGTCCAGCTGGGACAGCCGTAGACGAAGGCAAACAGCAGGGCCTGCTGAGAATTCAGCCCCCATTCCAATGCCTTCACCTGGTTTATCGTGACGGTGTACTGCATATCAGGACTTCCCGACCTTTTTGGTCCGGCTCATCAGGCAGCCTTCAGCGATTCGCGAAGTACCTGAAGTGCATCGATCGCTTCTTGAATGGCTTTGTCGCCCTGCGCCTTTTCGTGCTGGCTGATGTGGTTGTCGACGGTGGCGTCGTAGACCAGGCGCTTTACGTCTCCCGACTCGGCGGCAAGGTGAGCAAGCGCAGCGAGCAAAGGCTTCGGCGCTGGCCGATGACGTGCAACCACATCACATCCGAACTCGGCTGCGAGTGCATTCAGTGGGCGCAGATCGTTCGTGTGTAGCAATATTCCGAACAGGTGCTCTATGGTCAGATGGTGAGCATCGTTATCTGGGTTGGCTCGCTGGAGAAGGCTCACGTGAGCAACCCCCATTTTCGCTGCCAGGCTCTTGGCCTCGTTTTCGAGCACTGCGCTCTGGCAGGACCGCAAGAAATTTTCCATTCGTAAAGCCTCAGATTTGTTTCAGTGGTGGCGAACTGCGTGGTGCAGCAGAATCCGACTCGCGCTCTGGTCACGGCTCAGCCGTTGGTTGACTTGGGTTACGCGGCTGATTTTCTAGGCTGAACAGCACAGAGCTGGCGGGCAGTTACCTGTCCGCCAGTGAGCTCTTCAGCCAAAAATGCTTTATTCGCACCCATGGCGTGCGTGCCGTTGAACCAATAGGAAACGGCGGCCTGGGATACACCCAGTGCTGCGGCGGTCTTTGCTTGCCCGCCAAAGAACTCGACGAGCTTTTCAATGGGGGTCATAGCGTCAACTCCTGATAAGCATGCTTATATCGTATTGATAAGAAGGCTTATTTGCAAGCATATAAGGGACCTTATAAGTTGCTCTGCATGACTACACTTGCCCAAAGACTGAAACTCGCTCGAGCGCACGCCAAGATCACCCAGCGAAAGCTGGCGGAGCTCGCAGGCGTGGAGCAGCCCGCTATATCCCAAATGGAAAGCGGAAAGACGCTCAAGTCCGCGCATCTCGTCGCGCTGGCCAAGGCTTGCGGCGTGAAAGCTGACTGGCTTGCCACCGGCACTGGTCAAATGGCCAGCGAGCCATCAAACGTGGAGATAGTCGAACAGCCCTCGCGCATGTACCGCTACCCTGTAGTGAGCTGGGTCGCGGCCGGCGAGTGGTCGGAAGCGGTTGAGCCATATCCGCCAGGTGCTGCTGATGAGTACGACGTGTCTGACTACAAGGCCAAGGGCCCGGCGTTTTGGCTGGAGGTCAAAGGGGACTCTATGACGGCGCCTACTGCACCTTCGATTCCAGAGGGCTCGCAGATCCTTGTGGATACTCGTGCAGACGTACGCCCAGGCAAGTTGGTGATCGCGAAGCTGGCCGGCAGCAACGAGGCGACTTTCAAGAAGCTGGTGGAAGATGGCGGCGTCAGATACCTGAAGCCGCTGAACTCGGCCTATCCCACGGTGCAGTGCTCGGATGACTGCAGGATCATTGGGATTGTGGTCAGGTCGCTGACGAAATTTGCATGAAAGCCAAGCTATATGGCGCGGCGGTAATTTGTAGGAGTACCAGTCATGGGATTGACGAAGCCGAATCAACAACTGGCACGCGACCTACAGGGCCTCGCCTCTGACTTGAAGTGGTCGGCAGTGGAGTTGCTGCGGATCGTCGAGCGATTGAGCCTGGCGGGTAACGAGCCTGATGCCCAGGCCCTCCTGAAGATGATAATTCTGTTTCAGGCCGACGAGGACAAGCTGGCTGGGTATGTAGATGAGGTTAGGCAGGGAAGGATTGTGCGGGAACGATCTGAGTAGCCGGATCATCTCGCGCGGCGGGGATCTCTGAAGTTTCACGACAAGGAAAACAGCGCAGGACGGCGCATTTACGTAAAACGCGCAAAAGAAAAAGGCCCTTTCGGGCCTGTTTTCAAATAATGCTAAGAAGGTATTCCAGCTCTTTTCGATACTTCGTTTGCGATTGATTCACCTGCAATCGACTTCCATTTACAGTGTGGAATTGACCGACTTTTAATTTTGGAATAGGTATTCCTTCCGCGCCACTAATGCGCCCAGCTGACATGAAGTCGTCCGTAATAGCAAATGCATCGGCAGGATCGTCTACATCAAACAGATCTGGATACTTGGCGGCGACTTGATATGCTTTTTCCACATACATCTGCGAAGCTCTATCCTTAACCCCTTTCTTAGGACTGCGGGCGCCAACCATTGTCATTACTACAGCAGCGACCCGAGGAGGCTTCATCCCTCCTGCGCGACTGGCCCAAACGTTGTAGTCGCTGTCGGGATTCGCCAACATATCCAAGGTGATATCAAGCGATTCAATAGAATGCTCATCAACACGAACCGGAATAATGAGTGCATCAGCCGCGCACCAAGCTAGATGAGTGCCGCCTCCATAAAAAGGACTGCAGTCCATAAGAATCTTTTCACATTTTTTTTCCTTAGCTTCAGCCTCAAGGATATTTTTCAGGCTAAACAATATATTGTGAACGGCTTTCTTATTGCTCGCGGCCATTGCCTGCTGAAGCTGCTGGTAAAGTGCTGACGGAAATGCAAAAAGCTGACCATCGCCCGGCACAAAGAAGCCTGACTTCCCGCCTTTGAAATGATCGTTATATGAACTCACTCGATAAGATATGTCGTCAGGCACGTCCCCGAAAGCAGGGCCAAGAACTTTAGGGCGCAGCGCATCGCCTACAGTAATTTCAGGCTTAGCGCCTCTCATCAACGACTCTGTAAAATTACGCTGCGGGCAAAGGTCGGCAGTGAGGGTCGAATGATGGCGAGTGAACATCCAGGCGAGATTGAATGATAGTGTGGACTTGCCGATCCCTCCCCTGAGGTTGGAAACAGCATATGATTTGCGCTTAAAAGAAGTCGTAGCTATATAGCTTTCTTCGACCGAGCGATCATGATTGTCAATTATTCTGGAAAGCCCTGTTGTCATGGTTCTACGCCTGATGGATTGATTTGACGCAGGCTATACAGAAAATAGCAGGACGTCAACAATTGTGCAGGTCGAGCGATATTATGCAGGTCGAACGATATTCTGCAGGCCAAACAACCAAATCAGACCATTCTGTGTGGCAGGCACTTACTGCCCAGCGCCGGGCGTTTTCGTTCTACCCCTTGCACGCCCTCTGCTGCCGGTCAGCTGCAAGCCGCCTGAGCCTCATCTCCCCTTTCACCTCAAGTACAAGCCCGACGATGTCCCGGATCGTCACCAGCGCCGCAGTATCGATGCCTATGACGGTGAACTCCTCCGCCTCGCTGCTCGTGTCGAACACCTGGATCGTCATTGACGCGTCAGGTGCAATCACGCACACGCACTTCATTGGCAAAAACGCTGCCTCTATGCAAGGTCTCAGATCCATTTGGGAATTCATTCGGTCCATCCTGGTTGCAAGCCAGGAGAATTCCTGAGGCCTACGTTGCGCCGAGTGTAGTCGGGATATTGGATAGTGACGGCGTTATGCCCGATCCACCCTAAATGACCTCCTGGCCCTCGCGCAGCCCGCCCTTTCTGATCCCACCTGACCCGCCACTGAGCGTTTTTTTATGGACTCAAAAATAATATAAGCATGCTTATTGACCAAAAAGATAAGTGGGCTTATATTTCACCCATCGAGACGCGATACAGCCCCTCAACAGGCCCAGCAGATCGATCTGCTCTTTAACAACCTGCGCAACAAACAACAGACCGCATTGCCTCTACCGGCGACCGGCGATCAGACAGCCCCGAAAGGCTGCCCACGACAGGGAGAACCCTGTACGGCTGACGATGGTGAAACGCCTTGACCGAGTGAATGACCCGGCAAGCAATGCGCCCCGCGAATCCCAGCGGCAGAAGGGAGAGACACCGATTTTAATTAGCACCCCGAGCTTCGGCGATGAGGGGTGCCGGACCTCATGCACCCTGCCCAACTAACCGGGCAAAAGAGCTGCAGCGTGCATGTTGTAGGGACCTGCGATCCACGGCGAACAGATACAGATGCTGATTGACGCCCTGGGGAGGAAGCTCACCGCCAACCAACGAAGACGAACGGCCAGCCCTGCAATCAGCAGCGGGCAACGGGCCAACATCGCTGACGCAGCAAGCCGCGACCGACGCCAGTAGCGGGTCGCGGTGCGACACCAACCCACCCGCGAACCTCTCCGACTGAACCCTCTCCGGTGCCTGTATGGCCTCTAGCCGTTCTTGAGTGTTCAGTCGAAGGGGTTCACCAACGCCATGCGCCTCGGAGGCGAACATGCATAACTGCACTGAGACACAGGCTGTGTGCCGCGGTTGCGGCCTGAAGCTTCGCGGATCGCCATCTTGGAAAGGCGGCCTCGCACATCACCCTGATCCTGGCGGAACTGTGCGCACATGCCACTACGGCGGCTGGGTCTGCTCACGACGCTGCGACATCAATGCTTGCGTCGAACTGGAAGGCACCATGCCTGGCTGCGGGTCCACAACCAGCTACCAGCGCTTGTCGACCTACGCGAAAGAAAGCATTCAACGCCACTGGCCGGAGGCGGCATGAGCCACGAAGACTTGTTTGCCTTTCCTACTCCAGCCAGCGAGTACGGAGGCCACGGCACGGCCTTTGGCATGACCCTGCGTGACTACTTCGCTGCCAGCTTTGCGCAAGCCCAAGCAACTGCCACCAGTGCGGACACCGGTTTCATGAAGCCAGAGTACGTGGCTCCTGAAGCTGGCCTGCCGGGCAAGAAGTCCGTCGCGCAAATCATTGCAGAGACTTCATACGCGCTGGCCGACGCAATGCTCGCCGCCCGAAACGCATGACCCCAGCCCTGGAGGCAATCATGAACGCAGCAGCAAAGGTGTTGCCTCTGACGGGCGCGCCAATAAAACAACTGACGCCCGCCGAACGACTTTGGGTTGCCAACAGTGCGCACACTCTGGTCCACGGTGACGACATCAAGTTCAAACGACGCCTGCAGGAGCCCCAAGGCGTCACGTTCGAACGCTTCCTGATCGCGGTCGACGAGTTCGCCATGGAGAAGCTCGGCGAATCTGGTGCGAGCCAGTCAGCGCTGGGGCGACTGGTGTACATGGCCAAGTTCGGTTCGCCCGCCTGCGCCAGAGAGGCCGCAGACGCAGTGTTGAACTGCCCCAACCCCAAAGACACCCTGTTCGAAATCGCAGAGGGACTTTTGCGGCCTTTGGCGGCAGACGGTGTGATCGCTCAACGCGAGGATGAAGAGCTTTGAGCCCGCACATCCTGATCGACGAGGCGCTCGAAACCCTCAAGCACCCCGCCAGCACACGCGGCGAGGTTGTTCTGGTCCAGCAGATGATCACGAAGATGATGACCGACGAGCTCATCACCCTTGAAGAGTTTTCCCACTACTGCAGTCGCCTGCTGAGGCACTGCCAACAGCGCAAGGAGGTGGCATGAGCCAGCCGATCGTTAAATCCCTACTTGATGAGCAGCTAGAGGAAGTTGAGTTCGCAGGTAGGACGAAGAATCTCGCATTGCGGCTAGCGCAACGGCAAGGATTCACCGGTGCTCCTACTCAATATGGGTGGGTGGCACCGGGCATTTGGTTGTTGAGGTTTAAAACAGATTCGCAGAAACAGAAATCTCTCTAGTTACCTTCTGGCCGCATCAAACTGGTCGGCCAGCAATATGAACTCGGCGGCGATATCCCTAAGAAACTGAGCATCCCGTGGAAGTTGAATTTTGTTGTCCGCTACATTTGAGGCTTGACCGCCATATTTTAGGGTGACTGACTTTCGGTCCGACAAGACCGTTAACCTGTCAACCTCAATGACTTTAGTCTTTTTACCAAAATCAACCTCAAAAACCTCCACCCACGGGAAGTCTCTCCAAAAGCCTGCTGGGTTGTATGTTTGCGGCATGTCGTTCCCTCGATTTAATTAGCTTTAAATAATACCACTTCGTGCTTTGGCGATACCAATTCCACTTTATCCAACCGCAGCGCCCGCATGGAGCGCGAGGATTTCCTATGTCCGCAAGAAACGTTGCGTCCGTATCGCACGAGCAAAATTTGCATGTGCTTCCGCATGCCGCCACCTCGACCAGCGCCTTGGTCCTCGACGGCGACAGCCTGGACAAGATGATGCGCCTGGCCGAGGTCATGGCGACCGGGCGAGCAACTCTGCCGAAGCACTTCAACGGCAATTCCGCCGATTGCCTGGCCGTCGTCATGCAGGCCATGCAGTGGAGGATGAACCCCTTCGCCGTCGCACAGAAAACACATCTGGTGAATGGCGTGCTGGGATACGAAGCGCAGTTGGTCAACGCCGTGATCACGACCTGCGCGCCTGTCGTGGATCGCTTGCACTACGAGTGGTACGGCAACTGGGAAAAGGTCATCGGCAAGTTTGTTATCAAGAACGGCGACAAGGGTGAGTATCGGCAGCCAGGCTGGAAGCTTGCCGACGAGGAAGGCCTGGGCGTGAAGGTTTGGGCAACGTTCCGCGGAGAAGACGAGCCCAGAGTGCTTGAGCTGCTACTGGCCCAGGCGCGTACACGCAACAGCACGCTATGGGCCGACGATCCTCGCCAGCAGCTCGCGTACCTGGCAACCAAACGCTGGTCACGCCTCTACTGTCCGGACGTGATTCTGGGCGTTTACAGCCCAGATGAGCTGGAGGAAAGCGCCCCGCGGTTCCGCGATGTTTCCCCGCAGCCGGAGCAGCAAGGGTCCGCGCTTCCCGCCTACGAAAAAGACAAGTTCGAAACGATGTTTCCCAAATGGCAGGAGGGAATCGACACCGGAAAAACCGACACCGAAAGCCTGATCGCCTTCTTGGAATCGAAATACACCCTCAGTGCCGATCAGATCGACCGAATCAACAAGATGGCCCCTATTGCCGGAGAAACCGCATGAAGACGCATAAAGTCACCCAGGGCAGCGCCGAATGGCATGCACTCCGCGCCAACTATCGCACCGCCTCTGAAGCTCCGGTGATGATGGGCGCATCCAAGCAGATGAAGCGCACCGAGCTGCTTCATGCCAAGAAGACCGGGCTCGACCGGGACATTTCGTGGTGGGTCCAGAAGTACTTGTTTGACAAGGGGCACGAAGCCGAAGCGTTGGCCCGCCCGATTCTTGAAGGTCGAATCGGCGAAGACCTGTTCCCGGTTGTGGGCACCGAAGGCGACCTGCTGGCCTCCCTCGACGGTTGCACCATGATGGGCGAGATCGTTTTCGAGCACAAAATGTGGAACGAGCAGCTCGCCGCCGACGTGCGTGCGGGTGATCTCGATGCGCATTACTACTGGCAGCTGGAGCAGCAACTGCTGGTGTCAGGTGCCGAGAAAGTGATTTTCGTTTGCTCGGACGGGACCGAAAACAACTTCGTCTCGATGGAATACTTCCCCGTACAAGGGCGTGCCGCAAAACTGGTCGCTGGATGGAAGCAGTTCGGAATCGACCTCGAAGCTTACGAGCCTACCGAGGCCGTGGTAGAGGCAGTCGGAAAGACCCCGGACGCGCTGCCGGCCCTTCGCATAGAAGTCACCGGCATGGTCACGGCGAGCAATCTGGAGCAGTTCAAGGCCCATTCGCTGGCCGTATTTTCGGCGATCAATACTGACCTGCAGACGGACCAGCACTTCGCTGATGCGGAGAAAACAGTGAAGTGGTGCGGCGAGGTCGAGGAGCGCCTGGAAGCGGCCAAGCAGCATGCGCTGAGCCAGACGGAAACTATCGACGCCCTCTTCCGCACCATCGACGAAATATCGGAGCAGGCCCGTCGCAAGCGCCTTGAGCTGGACAAGCTGGTGAAAGCTCGCAAGGTGGCCATTCGCGAAGAGATCGTTCTGAAAGCGAAGGCTGCGCTGCGGGATCATCTGGACAAGATCAACACCTCGTTCGGCGGCAAGGTGCGGCTGCCGGAAATCCCCGCGGACTTCGCCAGCGCGATCAAAGGCAAAAAAAATATCGCCAGTCTGCGTGACGCCGCCGACTCTGAGCTGGCACGGGCCAAGATCGAGGCCAGCCAGATCGGCGACGGTATCCGCGCCAACCTGGAAAGCTTGCGCTCGCTCGCCGTGGATCATGCGTTTCTGTTCAACGATGCTCAACAGATCGTGCTCAAGAACAATGATGACCTGGTGGCCCTCATCAAGGTGCGGATCAACGAGCACAAGCAGGCCGAGGAAGCGAAAGAGCTGGCGCAGCGTGAGCGTATTCGTGCTGAAGAATCAGCGAAGCTTGCGGCTGCGGCCGAAGCAGAGCGAGTCGCTGAAGCTGAAAAAGCGAAAGCCAACTCGCCCGCACCGCAAGACGCTGTGGCTCCTAAGCCAGTCGAAAAAACAGCTCCGAGAGTGTCGGCCGTCGCCCCATCTGCCAAGGTGCCGCCCAAGCCGACAAAGCTTGAAGCGAACGTCACCGACCTTCATGCGCTGGTCAAAGCCGTCTACGAAGGTCGGGCACCGATATCGGTCCTCACAGTGAACTGGGGCGCGCTGGACGATCTGGTCCATATTCAAGGCGCTGACTTCCAGATGGACGGAGTAACCATCACGCAGGTGGCGGCGTGATCAGTCTGGAGATGAGCACAGTTCAGCAAAACCGAGAACGGCCTGCCTCAATCGATGCGGCCGTTGCTGCCTTCCTCGCGAAAGGCGGAGAAATCCAAACCTTGAGCGGTTTCCCGGCCAGGCGAAGCCCAAACCTTACGGGCGCAGGAACGCAGAGCATGTCCGCAAACCCACACCGCGTCGGCGAACTAAAGAGGCAATGCGGGCAGCAGCCCCGATCGATGCGATTCCAGATCGATGTCACGTTCAAGCCGATCAGGTGGAAGTTGTCCGCGAGCTGGCAGCGACGACCATCACCAATGTACTGCGGCAGACCGGCCTGAGCATCTACCTGCTTCGGAAAATGGCGCGGGCACATGGCTTTGAGTTCGTGCCGTTCAATCAGTCTGCGAACCTAGTTCCCAAACAGACCGACCCGGTAGCCGACGCAATGAATGTCGTCCGGATCAAGGCTGCGCGCGACATCGGCATATCCCGGAAGGCTGCTGTAACCGAGCTCGAACTCAGCAACACGCTAATCAACCGGCTGATCCGTGATTTCAAAATCGATTACCCGCTAAAAGGACCAAGCCGAAAGTTAGGCGCGTGCTCTGACGCTCCAATCCTGAAAAATATCTAATACTCAGCGTATTACGGGAAAATAGTTGCCTTTTTTATCAGGCCCTTTAAAAAAGCGAGTTTTAACGTTAAACATTAAATCCACAGTATCGATTTCAGACGACTCAATTACTCGGTTAGCGATAATTTTGAAAGCATGAGGAACTTTGTCTACGAGTATACTGGAAACTCTTGTTACTCCGGGTATAAGTGACAAGAAATTTTGAATCTCGGAAGGCTTTTCATAAGTATCCATTAGATATATAAGATACCCAACAGACTCCGTGACACTGACCATATCGTTTGAATTATTAATTGGAGACCCAAATCCTCTAACTTTTAGATCACTGATGAATGATTCAATGTAATCCAGCTTCTTAATCAAAAAGGTCTGAGCATCATCGGGCTCTACCGACTCTCTTAAAACCCTGGTTTTTGTGACTCTGTAGACCGGATTATCAGGCTCTCCATTCAGCATGGCCGCGCTTATAGCAGCTTCTAGCTTAGGGGCAAGGTCAACTGCACCGAACATGTCATTTTGGAAGAATACTGTTCTCTCATCTGATATATCAAACGGCAGCCTAGTACCTGCCTCAGCTAAAACCACTATAGGTAGCCCTACACAATGCCGCACCGCTAGCTCATACATGACATTCGGGTTTAGCTCACTGAGATTAGCAATCACCAACTCGTCATATACAACGTGCTCTATAACCTGACGCGTTATTGAGCCGGGGCTGGCAATCTCATGAGCTACAAATGTCTGAAAGCCTAGCTTATCTAGAACAGGTCGCATTACAGCGCTGATCAGGCCGTCAGCGGCTCGCCGTGTCGTTGATGTGTCCGAACCTATGGGGGTGACAATGAAACATCTTTTCGGAGTGCTGTCCTTCAGAGCTTCAGCCTCTTCCTTCGCTGCATGTGTTGCATTCTGTCTAGCCACGCGACATCTCCTAACCCAAGAGCTTTCCCTATTTGCGGTAGAAAACACGAAAATCAAGCGTATTACCAGAACGAATTTGAAGATTACGTTTGGACATTCCGTACCTGTGCTAGGGCAATGTCTAACAAAAGTGGAGCTTTGCTACAGCCAAGAGCCGATTAAGGCCGCAGCTACCCTGAAATACATCCGTCAATTGAAATCAACCCCCCGGAGAAATATTCATGTCGAAGCCGACAGACACCAGTGAATTCCTCAACGAACTGAATGGCGGTGCTTTCGCCAGCCAGATCGGCCACGCGCTTTCCGAAGTAGCCGCCGGGGTCGTCGACCACGGCAAAGCCGGGAAAGTGGTCATCACCCTGGACTTCTCACAGATCGGCGAGTCCAGCCAGGTGAAGATCAAACACAAGCTCGACTACAAGGTGCCGACCAAGCGAGGCACCCGCAGCGAGAACACCAGCCTCGACACGCCAATGCACGTTGGCTCCGGCGGCAACATCACGCTGTTCGCTGAAGCTCCGCACCCTGGCCAGCTGTTCGAACGCGACCAAGCACCGGTCAAGCCTCGCACCTGATCAATCGCAAAAACCCTTCCTCCCCAAAGAGAGCTGACAAATGTCCCTCACGAAAGAAGCAATTCAACTGATCACCGACACCGCGCTGATCGCGGACGGCAAAGTCCTGGACACCGTCACGCCCACCATCGTGCTGCCCGAAGGCGCGAAGGTCGTGAACCTTGAGCAATTCGGCGCAGGCCGCAGTCGCTTCCGTGGCACGTTCTCCACCAACTCCCTGGCGGACTTCGCCAAATACGTGTCCGACCGCGCAGTCGCCGACGCAAAAGGCTTCATCAATCAGGACGAAATGACCTGTTCGGTGCTGTTCAACCTGGGCAACGAGGAAGTGCCAGGCCACGCAGATGATCGCGCGGTGCTGAAGCTCAAGCCCACCGCTGCCTATCAGGCCGTGCAGGCCATCAGTGGCCGGGCCATGTCGCAGAAGGATATGAGCGACTGGATTGAAGACTGGCACAGCACGCTGTCGGCGGTCGGTGATGAGCTGCAGAACATCCCGCTGGCCAAAGCCATCGCCGCCGTGCGCACGATCACGGTCAAGGCATCGTCGGAAAGCGATCACACCGTCAGCGAGACACGCGCCAGCCGCAGCGCAATGGATGCCATCGAGGCGACCAGCAAGGAAACCTTACCCACGTCGCTGATCTTCTCGGCCGTGCCGTTTGAAGGCCTGCAGATGCGAGAGATCATCCTGCGAATCTCGGTCATCACCAGCGGCGCACAGCCGGTGCTGAAGCTGCGCTGGGTAGGCGAGGACGTGCAGCGCGAAGAGATCGCGCAAGAGTTCAAGTCGGTGCTTGAAGCGAAGGTGGGCGATGCAGCGCAGCTGGCGCTGGGTTCCTTTGATGCGAAGTAGATAGAGTCAACAACGCCCCGGGAAGCTAGCCCGCCCAGGGCGTTTGAGACCAGCCCTCAACCACCCAGCATGGTCATGATTGAAGCTCCAATCGTAGTAAGCGACTCAACTTTTGGCAGTGATGCAATCAGACGCTTGACTATGGTCTTTTTGGGAGCGGGTGAATCCAGCTGAGACTTTATCTCGTCAACCACCTCAAGCGCTTCAAGCTTTTCAGTTTCAGGAAGTTCCAGTTTCTCGACCTGAGACCTGAGTCCAGCCACCAGATTAGAGATTTCTGTATTCGAGTAAACCGTGTTTACGGAATTATCTACGCTTTGGTTGTTGACCCGAGCGTTGTCCCCATGAAAATTGTAAACGATGCTGTGGCTTACTTTCTCAGCCTCTGCCTCCCCCATACGTCTCACAACCATTTGATAGTGAGCCTCGAAATCCATGACTGCTTCATAAAAGCCCGGTTCTACGACTTCGAACGTTTCGCTTCCGCCATTAGACATGTGGCGGATAATCAGGTCTTTTGGCTCGATGAAAATTGAAGAATCCCAAAGAAAGACCTTTCCCTTTTGGACGCTGGCTTTCAATCCATCGAATCGCTGGCCATTTGTTTTTAAAACCGAAATATTGTCTTTTGCGAAATCGTTAAACATCCCACGCATAACGTTCCCATCCTAGTCAGTGTTACCCGGCGTCATGCCGAGCATAGCCATCAATAACCCACTTCAACGACTCACGCCACCCCGGCGAGGAATCCCCATGTCTCCCTACAAAATGTCCGGGACGACGGTTGTCAGCTTTTCCGGTGGTCGGACCAGCGCCTACATGCTGCGCCAGGTGCTGGACGCCAACGATGATCTGGACGATCTGATCGTCACGTTCGCCAACACCGGCAAGGAACACCCCGCCACCCTCGACTTTGTGAACGAATGCGCGCGGCGCTGGCAGGTGCCCATCGTCTGGCTGGAGTACCGCGATGATGATAGAGGCTTCGCCATTGTCACCTACGAAACCGCCAGCAGGGACGGCGAGCCGTTCGAAGCGCTGATCAGGAAACGCAGCTATCTGCCGAACCCGGTCACACGGTTCTGCACCATTGACCTCAAAATCAGGGTGATCCACAAGTACCTGCGGATGGTTGGATGCTCCACAGAGGAAACACCGGTCGACATGATGACCGGCATCAGGGCGGACGAGCCTCGGCGCGTGGCGAAGATCAGGCACCGCAAGACCACGACCGAGAGTAAACACGCCACGATGGTGATGCCACTGGCTGATGCGGGCGTCGGCGTGCAGCAGATCGGAGAGTTCTGGAAGGTGCAGCCGTTTGATCTGGAACTACCGACGATCAATGGGCGCACTCTGGAGGGCAACTGCGACCTGTGCTTTCTCAAAGGTGCAAAGCAGGTCTACTCGATCATTGCCAGCGACCGGAGCAAGGCCGACTGGTGGGCTCGGATGGAACGCACCGCAACCCAGAGCAGCGCCGCCACAACTGACGGCGCGCTGTTCCGTTTCGACCGGCCGAGCTATCAGCAGATGCTCGACTACTCCGACACCCAGTTCGACATGTTCGCGGATCACGACGAAGCCATAGCATGCTTCTGCGGTGACTAACTTGGCTCACAGATCTTGATAAATAGAACCCGGGAGGGTCTCTCCTACCCGGGGCGACACTTACAGGCCTAAGAATGCAGCTTTTAGCAGCATGATCAGCGCTGTCAGGTCTAGCCTGATAACGATCTCGATTTGCATGAGAACCTCCGAATGACGAGACAAGGTATGGGTTCGAACATGACGTGATCACGTTCGGCCCGCGACGTTGATCTAGTACATACGATCATCGGTCCACCGTGCAGATACGACCAGCACGGATGACTTTAGCTCTGTCTATAGGGAGCGCCAGGGTGCACGCACTCTACTCTCACGCACTAGCCCAGTAAAGCAACAGCCCACCCACTTCAACGACTCACGCCACCCCGGCGAGGATGAACTATGTCCGCTCACCAGAAGAAACACCCCTTCGATTTCAAAACCCAGTACGGCCTTGGCTTCAATCCGCAAGACGATGAGATCGTTGTGGACTTCTTCTGCGGTGGCGGCGGCGCCGGTACCGGGCTGGAAATGGGCCTAGGGCGCACCGTCAGCGTGGCCAAGAATCACAGCCCGGCAGCGATCAGCATGCACACCGTGAATCACCCGGGTGCAAAGCACTTCACGACTGATGTATTCGACGGCGATCCGGATACCGAATGCGGTGGCAAGGCCGTGGGCTGGTTCCACATGAGCCCAGATTGCACCCACCACAGCCAAGCCGCTGGCGGTCAGCCGCGCAAGCGCGAGATCCGCAACCTGTCTTGGATCGGCTTGAAGTGGGCAGGCAAGAAGAAACCCCGCGTCATCAGCCTGGAGAACGTAAAGCAGATCCTGCAATGGGGTCCACTGGTGGCCAAGCGTTGCAAGACGACCGGGCGGGTCGTGAAGCTGGGCGGCGGCATTGCCGCACCTGGTGAGGTTGTGCCGGTGGATCAGCAGTTTCTGGTGCCAAACCCTGCCCGGCGCGGCCAGACATGGGCGGTGTTCGTGGCCGAGCTGGAGCGCCTGGGCTATGCCGTCGAGTGGCGTGTGATCCGAGCGTGCGACTTCGGCGCGCCGACCACCCGGGAACGCCTGTTCATGATTGCCCGCTGCGACGGACAGCCGATCGTGTGGCCAGAGCCAACCCACGCCAAGCGCCCCGCCAAAGGCCAGAAGCCTTTGAGGACAGCCGCCGAGTGCATCGACTTCACCGACCTGGGCAAAAGCATATTCGGACGAAAGAAAGACCTGGCGCCGGCTACCTTGCGCCGAGTCGCCAAGGGCATGAAGAAGTTCGTCATCGACAACCCGGCACCGTTCATTGTGCCGATTGCGAACTGGTCAGGCCAGACGGTTCAATCGGCCAACGAACCGCTACGCACAGTGACGTCATATCCAAAGGGCGGCGCTTTCTCGGTCGTCAGCCCAGTCATTGCGCCAGCGACCCACCAAGGCAGCGATCGCATCAACGATCCACTTGAGCCGCTGCCAACGGTGACGTGCGCCAACCGCGGCGAACTGACGCTGATCAGCCCTACGCTGATCCAGTCTGGTTACGGCGAGCGTGAGGGTCAGCAGCCTCGGGTGCCAGGAATCGACCAGCCGCTGGGCACCGTTGTTGCTGGCGGCGTCAAACATGCGCTCGCAGCAGCGCACCTGGTGAAGTTTCGATTCAACGACGCAGGCAAATCGCTTGATGAGCCTCTGCCAACTATCACCAGCGGCGGCAACTACCAGCGGCCTGCAGGTGCAGCCCACGCGATGGGAGTGTCCACAGTGTTCATGGCCCAAATGAACGGCGGATTCAACACAACGCACGCTAAGGGAGTCGACGAGCCGATGACGACGGTCACCAACACCGGAAGCCAGCAGCAGCTGGTGGCCGCAAGCCTGGTGCACCTTCGTGGCAACTGTGACGCGCGGGACACCGCCGACCCTCTGCATACAATCAGCGCCGGCGGCCAGCACCATGGGCTGGTGACGGCGTTCATGGAGCGGCAGTTCGGTGCCAGCGTCGGCCAGCCTCTGGATGAGCCTGCGCCTACCGTAACGGCCGGTGGCGGCGGTAAAAGCTCTGTCGTATCGCTCAAGCTCTCCCCTGAGCATGAGGAAGGTGCACTGCGCGTCTCCGCATTCTTGATCAGTTACTACGGGACCGAGAACGTCAGCGGCGCAGGTGAACCGGCACCAACGATCACGACCAAGGATCGCTTGGCGCTGGTCACCGTCATGGTCAAGGGCACGCCCTACGTGATCGTCGACATCTGCCTGCGGATGCTCAAGCCGCCCGAGCTGTACAAGGCTCAGGGCTTCCCCTCCGACTACGTCATCACCCACGGCGCAGACGGTAAGCCGTTCACAAAAACCCAGCAGGTACATATGTGCGGGAACAGCGTCAGCCCACCGCCGATGGCTGCACTTGCTCGGGCAAACGATCCTTGGCACACGTCAGCTCGACATCACGCTGCAGCATGATGAGGCTGTACGAAAGATATTTGCCGCACCGATGGCGCACTGCGTTCGCGGCATATATTTCATACACTACTGTAGCTTGCCTTTTAACATTGAATCAGGAAACTCAACTCCAGCCATTTCAACCAACAGCATATTACTAATAAAATCTTTATCGTTGTCCTTAATAACATGATTTTTACCATATGCATCTGTACACTCAAGCTTAAACCTAAGCTTTTCCCATTGACCGCGTTCCGGAGTGCTAACAAATGGGACCCAGCCATGTAAAGGAATACCGTATTGAGCTGGGCTTTTCTTCATATATATAAGATTCTGTGAAAAGTCGCCTAGCGAAAACGCTTCTCCCGTAACGTGTGTAAAGGACATAGACTTAATCTTTTCCATTCCATAGGCGCGGGTCAAAGTATGCCACCTAATAGATCCGGGACGCCTGACACTTAACTTATAATCTAGTATATGAACAGCGTTCTTCCTAGTATTTAATATATAGGCATACACAAAGAAGATTGACATATTCACCCCGGTAGAGTGCTGGCCACCGCCCCGTATTACAGTCAATATCCTGCCAGAAATCCTTGGCTTGCTGGTCCAGTGATCGTATGCAACCTTAAACCAACCGGAAAGCGCCAGAATTATTGTTATCACCTTAACGTAGAAATCGTATTCCATTCTCTTTCTCCGGAAATTAAAGCATCTTTGACACTTTCAAAACCTTGCACAATAGTAAAGATCAACTCCCCTCTGTCAGTCATAGCCATGCCGTACTTGAGCCTGCCCAGGTACTGCTCGTGCATTGAGTAGACCCGGTCATCGATGATTCTGAAAATGAGGGTCCTGCCCGACCATATGTTGCCGTCAGCTCCGCGCTGACCCAGCTTGGCGTTATACGGCCCGTAAACCTCGTTCGTGGCTGTGGTGCATTCCATGACCTCTCCTTGGTGCTGCACCAGCTCCTGCTGGCTGCGTGGACCATAGCAGTGAACTGCAGAACCTGCCTGATCACCCATTCCGCCGCCCAGCGCGGCCTGGAGCCTTTACCGTGGAAGCAGAAATACTTACAGACCAAGAGTTGGCCGACCTGACCGGCTACAAACACAGAGCGCATCAGCGAAAATGGCTCAACGACCGCAATTGGATTTTTGTAGAAAGCCGTGGCGGGCGACCTCTGGTAGGTCGGATGTTCGCACGCATGAAACTCGGCATGACACCGGCGCCCGCCGGTGACCACAACCCTCCCCCGGCGCGCCCAGCTTGGACACCGGACTTTTCCAGAGTGAACTGAAATGCGCCCCCGGAATACTGAGAACAGGGATTTACCGCCAGGGATGGTACGGCGCAAGCGCCCCCGCAAAAACGGAACTGTCTGGGTGGGGTACTACTATCGGGACGCGAACGGAAAAGAGCTACCGTTGGGCGGCGACTTGGATAAGGCGAGACTGAAATGGGCTGAGCTGGAAGCCAAGGCCAAGCCAGATGACTTGAAGATCATGAAGGGAATTTTTGACCGGTACGAACGGGACATAATCCCGAAGAAAGCTGCGCGAACGCAGAAAGACAACAAGGCTGAATTGAAACACCTGCGTAAGGGTTTCGAGAGTGCGCCGATTGACGCGATCACCCCGTCAATGGTCGCCCAGTATCGAGACGCGCGGACGGCCAAGACCAGAGCAAACCGAGAAATTGCGCTGCTATCTCATGTTTACAACATGGCGCGTGAATGGGGATTCACAGATCGCGAGAACCCCTGCGCCGGGGTGCGCAAGAACAAGGAAAAGGTCCGTGACTATTACGCGAATGACATGGTCTGGGCTGCTGTGTACGGGCAAGCCCCGCAGGAGCTAAAGGATGCGATGGACCTGGCTTACCTAACCGGTCAGCGCCCTGCTGACGTTATCGCGATGAACCGAGGCGATATTGAGGGCGACTACCTCAATGTCCAGCAAGGAAAGACCGGGAAGCGTCTGCGCATTCAGATGCAGAACAGCGGCGTTCCAAACAGCTTGGGCCTGCTGATAGGCGCAATAATGCTCAGAAACGCGAAGCAAATATCCCATCACTTCATTTTGAGCAGGACCGGCATGCGCGTTTCTCAGCAGATGCTTCGTAACCGATGGGACGAAGCTCGGGAAGCAGCACGCCTTTCTGCCATTGCCGATGGTAGGGCTGACGACGCAGAGAAAATACGGCAATTCCAGTTCAAGGATATCAGGCCGAAAGCCGCGTCCGAGATCACCGACATCGCAGACGCCAGCCTGTTGCTGGGCCACTCCAAACAGGAGATAACGAAGCGCGTCTACCGCCGGATCGGCGCTGTCGCGCAGCCTTCAAAGTGA